TAGGTATGCGGTTTTGGAGAATTGTGTAATACAATTAACCCGCAACGCTTATTCTCCTGTTGCATTTGTTCTCCAAGAACAGCCCCTTAGCCCCCACCTAGCGTGGGGGTTTTTTTATTTATCGTACTCAGATGCGTTCTGCATCATTTCTTTATATAACTTCTCGCTAAACTGCACACCCTTAACAGTACGCTTTGTAGCGGCTTTAAACGCTGCCTCAGAACGTGTAAACGTATCTTGGCTAATGTCTAGTGCTGGATACTTCTTATTCAACTCTAAGAGTTCCTGCTTATGTTCTGTAGCTTCCTCAAAGTCACCCATACGTTTAGAGATGTTGTACTGTTGTAGCAGTTTCGACTTCTTCTGCAGTATGCTCTTCTCAACACCCTTAACTTGGGCGTTAATTTCAAGCTGTCGAACGTAGTCTGCTGGTGCAAAGCCAAGCGCTTGTGCGCCGATACTGAACGCATTAAGATCTTCTGCAATTGGATCACCACGAAGGTTTTTGGCCCCTTCTGTTCCATATCTATAAGACTTCATGACGTTACTGATTGAAGATGGTAATACGTTTTCTACCCCACGCTGCATGTTACCTTCGTTCATCATATCTAAACCACGCTTAATACGTGAGCCTACACCGTATACTGGACCGCCGAGTGTTTCTAACAAACCTTGTTCAAATGTATGAGAGCTAGCAGATGGGTTGCTTCTAAATATTAAATCGCTCAAGCTAAAGCGAGATGCAACTTCAGCGCCTGTAACATAGTTCAACATACCCTTATAGGCAAACTCACCTACATACTTACGGGTTGCGGTTTCCATATCATCTTCGTCATCATCTGCAAACAAGTTGTATACCATAGCGGCAACACCAAACATCGGTATACCTTGCAGACCTGAGAACAATGCAGCAGTGCCGTAAACACCAGCAATTTGACGCATAGCAGCACGACGTACTTCTGGAGTTTCGCCTTTAAGAGCATCACGGGTTACTTTAAATAACATGTAGTACATGGAAACACCGTAGCGTTTAAACATGAACAGCACTTTACCTATATTGTTTTTAGCAATCAACGGTGCGCCGGCAGCAGAAACACCACCGTTGGTTAACTCGGTTACATGCATGGCGTAATTAGCCGCTTGTTTTTCAGCTTGTTCTTGAGTAAGCTCGCCCTTTTTAATTTTATCAGCTAGCTTTTTCATTTGTAAATCAAATCCAGCCACCAAAGATACATGACGGTTCATACGCTCACCATGATGGAAAGCAAAACCAGAAGTAGCGTTTAATGTACTTGCCCAATTCTTACGCCCATCTACTTCTAATACATCGTAGAACTGTGAACGATTAAGTTGCCCATTATCGGCCCAAACTTTAATAGCTGTAGCATACTTCTTACCTGCGGCAGTATCGGCACCGTAGTTATCAATAGCTGGCATTGCCTTCATCTTGACCTTTTCACCACTGCCAATCATTTCGACTGTGCGAGCATCCTTACCATAACCGCTATTTAAGTACACACTATAAGCATTGTTGATAGCGCTCATAGTTTCACCCCAGCCATGCTCACCAGCAAGATACGGGGCTACAACCATAGGTACTTGTGCCAAGTTAACCGCAGCAGACGAGATGTTAAAGCCAAGCAGGTAGTTAAACCCGATTGTATTTAACATGCTAGAAATCTTGCTAACTTTTGGATTAATGATGAAATTAGCATGCTTCTCAAACATCATAATGTAGTCATTAAGCAGCTTGTTATCTTTGGCAGGGAGGAAGTTACCTTGTTCATCTTTGTCACTAAGACCTCTACTTGCGGCTTTAGCGTACTCTCTCATGTCATCTAATAACTTATTAAGTTTAGCTGAGTACCTCATCCTACCAAGTTGTTGAGACGTGTTGTACATACGGTCACGGAGGGCCTCAATAGCGTCACGTCTAAAACCAAGGGTTTCTTTACGCTTTTGGAATGACTGCGCAAAAGAAGTTTCAGGTAAGGTGCTAAGATACAAGTTCATTACTTCTTCAGCATTATCGTTGTATGCTTTAAGTTCTTTTTCGTATTTAACTTTTTCTATCGGCGTAGGATTATTAGGTTCTTTTGGTCGGTTAACTTCCAGAACATTAAGAACCTTATTTACAAACGAACCCGATGGTGCACTACGGTATTTGTAGTCAGAAAGCTGTGAGAACTCTTGGATCTGTTCAGCACCTTCTTCTCTTAGTAATTCGATCTGTCTTCTACGTTCTCGTTCAGTTTCATATGCTTCAACGTAGGGTTCTAGAGTAGTTTCACCATCTCTTGTAGTTGACAAGTTGTACGATAACCAGTATTTACCTTTACGAGTTAACGCAAAGTATGGGTCAATCTGACCACGTTTAGATAACTTTTCTAAAATGTCTGCTTTGATTTTAGCTTTGGCTTCAGGATCAGCAACAAACGTATTAATACGATCTTCAATAGAGTCAAGAATTTCTTGGTACATAGCCCCATATGCATCACGCATATTTTCATAAAGCTGTTTAGCTTTAGGGGTAAGTTTGTTGTAATCTCTTACAACTTGGTCGTAATCTGCTTGGGAGGTCTCTTCTTTTTTAGCTTTAGTTGGATCAATTCTAAGAGTAGTACTGTCATAAACCACCTTGTTAAATAAAACAATTTGGGATTGAAGGGCATTTTTAGCCCACTCTTCTGCTTTACGAATCAAAGGTTCAATAGATTTATTTAAACGATCTACATAACCTGAGTGCTCATCGTTAATAGTATTAAACTGTGGAGCCATATTTAATCCTGCACGTTTAGCTTCTTCCGTCAACGCCTTAACAGGTAATACCGAAAGGGCAGCTTTGCGAGCATTACCGACAATACCGTTCTTCAAGAACTCATGCAGAGCATCAGCACGGGCTGGACTTAATACACCAGCATCCTCAATCGTATCTACAAAGCTATCAAATATAGAGCGAGCATCACTTCCATTTACTCCGGGTGCGGCAGGATTGTTGCGAAATGTCGGGTTACGGTATACCAAACCACGTGATTGGAGTAACGCATTACTTCCTGGTTTAGCCCCAGTACCTGATATAACGTAGTTACGAGCATCGGCTAAGAGCTGTGCCACATCATTGTCGCTTACATATGGCAGACCAAGACGCTTTAAAAAGTTACGGATCATGTTGTACAGCTTAGCCATGCCCTTTAGTTCTTTAACTTCAGGACCACCTGTTTCCTGCATATCGGCTAGTACTTCTTCAGTAGCCAAGTCTTTACCAAGGTCAGGGTTATCCTTTAGCTTAGCATCTGCCAGTTCACGTATTACTCTGTTTCCGGCATATATCTCACCCATAATCTTTGAGTAGCTACTGCCGAGAATAGACTGCAGTCCATAGTGTCCTGTTGCTTCATGGGCTATAGATTTAACTACGTCAGCAAGGTCGATTGCGTTGTCTGCAATAAGGATTACTGTTTTGGTTTTAGCGTCATAGAAAGCTGGTGCGTATTCTGCTTTAGCATCACGCATTGCTTTTTCAATAACAGGTCCTAGATCACTAACAGACTGCACGACACGAATTTCAGGTGCTCTAGTCCAGTTGGCTACGATTCGACCAACAAGTTTTTTAACTTCAGCCATAGGCAAGCCACCGACTTTACCAGCACGGATACGGAACTTGCTATCTGAAAGTTCAATTCTTAAGTTGCTAATCTCATCACGGAGATAGGCTTTTTCGTCTGGGTCAGTCTCTCTATGTAGACGGTCATTTAGTTCGGTTAAGCGTTCTCTTATAACCTTTACTGCTTCAGGATCTGGATTAATATCTTCTTCTGCAATGACTTCGGCAATGGGAGTTTGTACAGCAGGCTTAGTAGTCGTAGGCTTAACTTTGGGTTTAGTAGCTTTAGGCTCAACTTTTTCTTCCTTTAATGCACTACGCTTATTCTCTTTTCGTACTCCAGGTCCTCCAGCAGGCCCCTTAGTATCATCCACTCTTCCGGGTTTAGGTGCACTAGGTCCCTTGGCAGGTTTAGCGTCCCCCTGCTTTTTAGAAACCGAAACGCCTTTTCCACCTGTTTCACTGACAGATCTAGCTCGAACTCTTCCACTTTCTGCTCCTTTTAATACTGCTCCACGTGGACCAAACATTTCTTGCTGCGTAGCTAATGCGTTAAACGCTTGCATTGCCATAGATTCTATTGCTTGTTTTGTAGCTGGTGCTAAGTTAGGGTTACTACGTATACCAGCTATAGTTCTACCTATGGCTACCTGGTCTTGGGGGTTAGCCATGTCCTTGTTAAGAAGTTGGCGGTAAAATCCTGACTGTTTACTGAGGCCGGTACTGTCTAGCAACGGAGCATCTAAGACCGTGCTGTACTCTACTTCTGGCACTGCTGCTTCTACAGGGGCTTCTGCAATACGTGGTTGCCCAACACCTTGCAAAGCTAATTGCTGTGGCTCTCTAGGTTTAGGTGTTCCTGCTGGACCTTTCTCAGCCTTCTCTTTGATGCCAGTGATCTCTGGGGAAAGTTCATTTACAACTTCATTAGCTTGAGGTTGCTGCTCAGCCGCTAATAATGCAGCCTTTACATTGTCTGCTTTTTTAATTAATGCTTTTTCGGTGTCAGTTAGTTTAAGGCTAGCGTAACCAGCACGTTTTAAATTTTCTTGGAAAGCCGTTATTGTATCTTGGATAGTCGGGTTATCTAAAACAGGGTGTAACAAGTCAAGACGTGCGGCTTCACGGCGGTTTATATCACCTTGGCGTACACGCTCATCAGTTAAAGAAATCTCATCATCAAGAATCTGTTTAGCAGTTTGGACACGGGCAATCTTTTCTTGTTGCTGTACAGCCGCTTCTTCCATGTACAACTGATTCATTTCTTGATTTTGCTGATCTTGCTGCGCTACCTGCATCTGCTCCGCAGTCATACCACCTTGCAAATCTAAACCTTGCTGTTGCTGTGCAGGGGGTTCTGGAGGTACAGGTGCTGTTTGGGCAGCCATAGCTTCTTGAGCTTGACGAGCATCGTAAGGTGTAGCCTGACCAGCCTGTTCAAATATATCACCTTGTTGCTGTGGTATGGGGGCTGGTGGACCTTCTTGCGCTGCCGCTCGTTGTGCATCTGCTGCTATTTGCTGATCTTGTAAAGCTTTAGCTTCATTCTCTGCAATCTGCTGGTTACGTAAGTCACGCTCTGCACGTGCTTGTAGTGCTGCGCCGGGAGCGCCATAGGTAGTACCACCAACTACACCTTTAACTGCCGATGTGATGATGCGGTCAATGTTCTCAGGGGAGAAGTATTCTTGTTTATCACCAGCCATCTGCTCGCCAGCAATAGTAAGAACTTCTTGTAAGCCTTCTGTACCACCTTCACCAGCAGCAGTCTTAAGTAACTGCGCACCAAAAGCCTTTTTCCAAGTAGTTGGAACTACAGTTGATTTTTCAAGAAGCTGAGCAGCTAGTGCATTTTTACCTGCGGGTCCTAGCTGGCTAATGATTTTACTTGGTAAGTATGTATCTAATAAACCTACAACAGAACCAACAACTAAAGAAAGCCCAGGCTCAATACTACCTGTCTTCTCATAGATACTTTGAAATACATCAGGCACGTTAGTTGCCATTGATGAACCAATTAAGCCTGTTTGCGAACCAATCCGTGCGCCTTCAGCTATAGCTTTTTTCTGGATACCTGCGTCTAATGCACGTGCGCTTAATCTATCACCAACTTCTTTAGCAGCTTCCCCAGTAACCCCACGCTTTGCGGCGTACTCGGCAGCATTAGCCGCAAGGGTTTTCTCTAAACCTTTTTTGGCAAGGTACTTACCACCAACTGCACCAACACCAGCACCTGTAAGCAAGCTAGCAATATTTGGGCCGAGTTCACCAACGGTTTCTGCAGCAAAAGGAAGGATGTCCCCAAGACCTTGTACATCTTTGTAAGATTTATAGGCAACAGGACTTATAGCTTCTGCTTCAGCCATACGGTCAGAGTACTCTTTTAGCTGTTCACGGGCATAGTCTTGTTGACCAAAAATAGCGCCGCCTAATGCTGGGATAAGGTCTAGTGCTGTACCTTTTAAGCCCTCAATACCACGAGAGAAACCACCTTTAAGTAATTCCCCAGTAGGTAAATCTCTTGGATCATACTTAGGTTGCAACGATTCTCGCTGCATAGTTTGTGCCCTAGACATGATTTCGTCACGGGTCATGGTATCAGGGAATTGTACGTCCCCAACACCAGGTATAGTTACACGTGGCATACGTGATCCTTAATCTTCAGAACTTAAAAGTCCACTACCCTTAGTACTCAAAGTTCTATATTTATTAATTGTATTTACATAGTCCATATCTACTAACTTTTTATATTGTGCATAAGCATTTTGATAAGACTTAGTTTTTGGGTTTGCTTTTAATAAATACTGGCTAGCTTGTGGGTCTATAGCATCTAATTGCTTAAGTATAGCAACATTACCTGCGGGATTAATTAAAGCCTCTTTATGTGCTTCATCTAGTTTATAAAGTACGTTCTGATTAATTGGACCTAAACCACCACCTGTACCCGTAGCTTTAGGAATTGGGTTAAGTGTTCTGAAACCTTGTGCAAGATTCTTATAAGTATCCGATTTGTAGTGTGGTACTTTAACTTGTGCTTCAGATTCTTTAAGGCTAAGCTCACGAGCACCTCTACGCATCTCTGGAGTCTTAAGTTCAATACCAGCCAACTTCTCAGCTCGTTTTTCTTTAGAACCTTGAATACGTTGTAATTCTTGCTCGTAACTATTTAACGCTGTCTGACCCGCAGCATTAAGATTTGCCATAAGATACGGGGATTGTCCGCCACCAAGAGCTAAACTGCCTTTAAGCAATGCGCTAATGCCTGCCATCTTTTGTGCTTTTTCATAATCCTCACCAGCACCACCAATTAAACGCTTAGCTTCTGCAAGTGCTTTATCTTCAACAGAATAATCTGTAGCAGGTAAGGTGTAATCTAAACTCGGCATAGCAAGGTTAGCTGTAGGAGCAGCGGGAGCGCCTGAACTTGTGGCTGTTTTTGCGTTTGGATGGATAACAATATCACCAGCAGGTAATACTGGCGCTGTTCGAAGTGCTGGAGTACCACCATAATAACCACCAGGTTGTGCATCTGCATCTGTAATAGCTTGACGTGGTGTAGTAAAGTAACTACCTAACTCTTTTAGTTTTTTAATAATACCTATGTTTGGTATTGCATAGTCTCCAAAACGACTTAAATCTTCCCTAAAAGCCGATCTACCATCGCCGCCTTGGTAAAAACGTGGTACATCACCGCCTTGTTCAAAAGCAATAATGCCACCACCAGCAAATTGTTCTGGTAAATTAGATCTAGCTACGTCAATACCTTGAGGTGCGGCTTGTGCCATTTGTTGTGGCATCATTTGCGGTTGCATTTGTGGCTGAGCTTGAGCTTGTAATTGCGACAAGATAGAACCGGGTTGTTGTGCGCCAGCTTGTATAGCTTGTTGGTTTTGTAAGTTTTGTTTTTGTTTAGCAATAGTGTTAAGTGCTAATAAAGCAGATATGTCACCTAATACATTGTTTTGCTCACTAGTATTAATAGTATCTTCTGAATAATCAGTTGGATCATTAATTACGTCACGGTTAATAGAAGCAATACCGCCAGAAGCATAGCGTTTAACTTCACCACCTTTATTAAATGCACCAGCCATTTTACCCAAAGCGTAACTGCTAAACAACGTACCGCCAAGACCTAATATTTGTGATAAGTCATTAGGACCAGCTTGAGTTGATTGTGTATTTTGTTGAGTGATAGGTAAACCAGACATCATGCCTTGTAAGAACTGTGTCTGTTGATAAGGGAACTGCTGTTGTTGTAAACCAAACTGATTCTTAAGTGAGAGTGCAGCCAGACGAGCTTGGGCTTCTTGAGACGCAATATTACCCAATGTACCACCAGCTTGAGTAGCACCAGCGTAACCTTGTTGTGCGCCGCCAACACCTTGTAATCCTATTTGTTGCCCTTGCATAGCGGTACCAAGTCCTTGTAAACCTACTTGCTGCCCCTGCATACCAATTTGCTGTCCTTGTAAACCTAAGCTAGCACCAAATTGTTGAGCCTGTTGAGCCTTATCAAAAGCACTTTGTTGTCCAGTAGCTTCGATACCAGCCAAACGGTTTTGTAAACCACGGTTAGCTTCAGCTTGTTGTAATGTTAAACGGTTACCACCAAAAGCGCCAGCGCCAACGGACTGAGCCGCCATCTGAGGGGCTTGAATTTGATAGTCACGAATTGCTTGTTGCTTCTGATAGTCCACCACGTTTTGCATGTAAGGAGACATATACTGCGCAATGGCGTTTGGATCGGTAGCTTGTTGTCCATACAGGTCTCCAGAACGGGCAGCAACTTGACCCATTGCAGAACCCATATCTCCGTACTTAGTACCTTGTGCGCCGTATTGAGCGCCTTGTTGACCGTATTGCAATGCTATTGGGGCTGTACTTAAAGACCCTCTACCACCAGCGGTAGCAAGCTCTGTTGCTGTAGCAAAACCTCCAGGAAGTTTTAATCCCGCCGCATCTACATAAGATTGGTTTAATAACTCAGGAGTTTGCTGATTAGCAACTAGACTCTGCGCTCTATTTAAGTAGTTACTAACGTATGGTTCTGCGTATGAAGATAACCCTTGGTTTGTAGTCTGTTGTGATGTAGGGCTAGAAGCTAGTCCTTTTGGATCAAAAATACCCATAATTTATCCTTTTGGAAAAAATTTATTTGGATTGATTTGTTTGCCCTGCTTTGCATTACCAGTGCGGGCTTTACGAATCTGATCCATCATTTTATATAATTGCTTTGCGCCTGCATCCGTAGAACCATTACCTAAATGGCTAACAACATCAGCAGGAACTACAAACTCACCTTCAGCTAAACGGGCGGGTTGTTGACCCCCTATTGTAGCGGGAATATGGTCACTCATACCATCACCAGGGCCTTTTAACAGGTGCCCACCGTCTGAGTAAGAACCTAAATTAGTACCCCCACCTGCGGCTAATTCGGCTATACCACCTGCAGCCATACCTCTTCTTGGATTTATACCGTAGTTGTAAAGTAAAGGGTCAAAACCATAGTTCCCTTTAGAAGTCATATTCATAGACGCAAACGGGTTAGCAGAAGTAGGGTTATATGTAGGCATAGTATTGCCTTGCCCAGGATTAAATGGGATATAACTTGTAGTGCTTGAAGGACCCGCAGATGGCTGGCCACCTTGACCACCGCCACCAGACATCATGTCCATTGCCATTTTAGCGGCAAGTGCTTGTTTAGCAGTTATACCAGCTCCGCCAGCTCCACCAACTAACGCACCCGTTGTAGGCACAGTTAAACCTACAGGTACTCCAGTACCTAATGCTCCACCAGTAATTCCAAAAGTAGTACCTGCAGCGCCTGGAGCAGTCAAAGTACCTAAAGTAGAAGATGCGCCTGGAACTGCACTAATACCAAACCCACCACCCCCTGCAGTGCTACCAAGAGCCGCACCTGGGCCAATTAATCCAGCAGCTCCCAATCCCGTGCCAGCAGCACCGACGGCAATAGCTAATGGAATCGCTGTTTCCATAAAAGAATCGAATCCACCTGACTTATTCCGATCATTATAAATAGGAACATAGTTACCGCTTTGATCCGTTAACAATTTACCTGACTTGGTATCTACAAGATTTTCACCAACAAAGGTTTTATTAATATCAACTTTTTGACCATTAATATCTATAGTGTCATCTAACGGACCTGCCGCCAAATACTCCATGTTTCTATAGCCCTTACGTACTGCGTCTGGATGAGCCTTGTATTGTTCTTTATACCAAGATTGTCCGGGAATATAATCAACTGGACTACCATCAGCGTTTACAGTTAGTACACCGCCCTTATCATCTTGTAATAAATGTCTTTTTTGTCCACCTGCACCCGTTTCTGAATCTTGCCCAACAACCTTAGAACCAATATGAAAAAACCCTTTAGGCACCTCAAACGGCGATTCTTCTACTTGGCTACCAGTTTCGCCGTCAAAATGCGCAATACCGCCTTGATTAAAAGGGATAGAATATCTGGCGTTAACCCCGTAAGGACGTTGTCCGTTAGGCATAGCTTTCATAGCTCTGTAAGCGCTAATATCTAAATTACCAGGGCCTACCGGGGTGTTATATCCAACATCGTAAGCACCAGGCATTCCTCTAACTCCACGCTCTCCAGGAAGTGCTGCAGCTAAACCGGAAATACCAGCACGAGCCTCGCCGTCACCCATTTGTTTTTGAGCTTGTAATCTAAGCAATGCAGCTTGAATAGGGTTCATTGGGCGATCATCTAAACGTAAAGGCATATATCTTGGGTCATACTTAGGGTCACCCGCCATTGCCATAGCCCGTACTTTTAAATCTTTTTCACTTTCGGGAGTATTTTTACCACCTTGATTATTTTGCACTCCGTTTAAAAGACCCTCCATACGAGACCGGGACATTGCATTTCTAACAGGGTCATGGGCATATCCATAAGCCGGATCCATATATGCAGTATTAGGGTAACCAAAACTAGTCTGTACACTACTACCGTCTTCTCCGTTATAACGAGCAATACCACCATCTGCAAATCTAGATACAGGTTGTCCAGTTAACGGGTTTATCGCTGGGTCATAATCAGCCATAGCGGCTTGTGCGCCTAGTGGGACTTGTGTAGGGGTAGCGTAATAACTACGGTCGATCTGACTCCCGGGGTACATACCCTTGTTCATAAAGTCGTACTGTCCTAAATCGCCGATGCCGTTAGAAGCCATAGTAATCCCTGATAATCTGTGTGAATTTTAACATTTAAACCTTGACTTTCAAAACATTAGCGTTGGCTGTATCCATATATACATCTCCTACCCGTAGGTAGACCAAATCAGACTGTGTAGGTATGCTAACCACTCTAGCCCCTGTAACCACGTTAGCTTGACTAAAATTCAATGCTGCAATAATCCTAGGGTCACCGTTTACCACATTACGCTGGGTAGACATAGAGCTTGGCCCAGGATTGTCTAATTGATTAAAATATAGGCGTAAAGTAGCATTAAGTTGTTCTTGGTATTGCTGGCTGTATTCCGTAGGAGCCGCAGGTAAGTTAGGGTTTTTAGTGGTTCCAGTACTCATCTTCTACCATCCGGTCTAATATCAATACGTGGAGTACCCATCTGCCAAGACACGCCCAGCCCATCCGAGTAAATCCGCATCGCCATTTGACGACCACGAAGCCGGGTATAGACCTGTCCTGTAAACTCTTGAATTGTGTATACAGGAACTGTACTAAAGTTATCAGCACTTTGAACGGGGTTTATATCTGCCGTATTATAGTTTGTACCGCTGTTCTGGCGTGGACGCAACTGCATCGTTACCGTAGGCTGGTTTACGTTTGAGCCGTTAAAGTTAATATCAGGCAACATCCGCCATACATAACCAAAGTTATGCCCATCCCCAATATCAAAGTCCGAAGATTGAACATAGGAAACAATAGGTACTGTCGTTGCGGTAGAAGAGTCATCATTACCAAGTTCGTGGTAAATAATAGTTCCTGTTGGATTTCCAAGCTCATCAACACCGTTAATAAATGCGCCCATAGGATTTTGTCTAATACCAGAATCTAACCAAGAAGTGCGGTTTAAAGAACCGTAATACCATACACGGTCTAAGTAGTTATAGATTACATACTTATCAACCACAGTGCTATTTACGGAACAATAATACCACCAGATTTCATTAAATCCTTCGTTAGATCCACAAGTTACTTGCCATGATTGGTCTTTATTAATATCGGCAAAAACATACTGACGTAGTGCGCAAGGCAATGTTTCTACACGACCAGAGTACATATAGAACTTATCAGCACCCATCCAGTAACTAACACCATTCACCGTAATAATAGAGTTTGGACCCATAATTGAGATGTTATCCATCAATACAGTAAAGCCCCATACATACGGAGGTCCAAGATACTGCATAGAATAAATAGTAGAGTCAGTAAGAACTAAGATTTCTTGGCGGGTAAAAATAGACGTTACAATAAAAGAACCGTGTGATAGTCGGAACTCACCAGCCTGATTAGTAATCTCAGGTTCCCATTGGTAGGGGTTTTCTTGGTCAGACCAACGTACCAGCATAGGATCAAATGGTGTTAATGGGTCTGCAGGGTTGTAGGAGTTAGCCCCCATAGCAATAACAAAACGTTGAATATCAGAAGACACCACTTCATTAGTAGCGTTTGGAACCCATTGCCCGCTAGTAGCTACTGCTACGTTAGCCAAAGACGCTAAAGATTGACCCCTAAACTGCGTACCTAAAGCTGCATCCCAATAATATATCTGCCCACCACGAGGAGCAAAGACTAAATCCTCACCAAAGTTATCTGCAGACCATAAGCGAAGTTGTGAACCTACTGTTTGCGGTGCAGCATTACCCCAACCGTAAAAACTCCAAGGACCAGCACCCCAACCATTACCAAACGTAAATACATCCAGACCTACAGGAACTAGGTAGTCAACCGTAATGTTATTGCCCCCACCAGCATCTACTTTCGACGTAGTAAAGGTAATATTAGTAAGATTTGTATCTGCTGTAGTTAAAGCTGGAGCATACCAATAGCTTGTCCCATATTCAAATACTTGATGTTCTTGATTAATAACGTTTGCAGTTAACCCACCAACGGCTGTACAGTTGGACATAATTAAAAAGTCTCTAGTGTTAGAAACGTTATTAGCATCAAAGAATTGGAAGTATCCGCTTGCTATGTTAGCACCAGCAGTATGGGTTGCAGCAGTTGTATTATTAAATCCACGAACACAATCAACAGCTACGTTTGCCGTAATAGTATTATAGTAAATCTGCTCGCTATCAATCTTCATTACCCCAGCTTGAGGTGCAAAATAAGCGGCATTTGTTAGCGAGATTGTAGTTGTGTTAATTGTGACATTAGCTACTAAAGTTGTAAATCCTGTAGAGATAGTGTTGTTATAGGTTGTTCTACCAATAATAGGTGTAATGTCATAATAGAAACCACCAGACTCAACATAGAATTTAAGGTTTGTGCCAATACCAAGGTAGTTAAATCCAGCCAAAGTAGCCCAGTTCCAAATAGAACGAGCAACACCTAAGAATCTATTAGCACTTAGCCGAATCCAACCACCTAGCTTTTCTGGAAAGCCAGAACGAAACCGAATTTTATCGCCGTCAAAATACCCACCCTCATTGCTGTAATCGGTGCCTTCTCGGTTTAAACCAGGTCGTAATTGTATTTTTTGTAATGGCATTTGGGTTTACCCTAACATTCTTAATGATTCTACTTTTACTTCATTTACTCGGCGTTCCCAACCTTTACCAAAAGTAGGCCAAGTATTAAGAGACTTTAGGAATTGTAAACGAGCATTACAGAAGTCTTCTATAAGATTAGTTGGATCCGCCTGATTTACGGCAGCCATAGTAGCTGGGCCAATACCACCGTCAACAGTAACCCCAACACAACCCTGCAACAGTTTAACGGCACGCCCGACCCCGGAATTAACAGCGCAGTCAAAAACAGCGTAGTCAAGACCAGATACAAACTCATCAGCTCTGCAAGCATCCCAGTATTTCCTTTTATATAAAGGTGCTACATCATCAGGAGTTAAGGCTCTCATCTGCTTCTCATCTACAGGATGACCCACCCAGCTTTCCCATACTTTAGCAGTAACTCCCAAGTTAGTCATGCCACCCGGATCAGACGGGTGGTTTACAAACCCACCCTCGTGGACAAGCAGTTTTTTTAAACAAGCGTCAAAATTACTTAGCATTAAAAATGCCTATTTGTTCATTGAGCCATGCCTGTAAAGAAACCAGTTGCTGCGTAGTTATCGCACATTTTTCAATAAATTGAGGGTCGGTGGGGGTTCCATCAGTAGGGCTGGTGGTGTTGGAAATTGTGCCTGTTTGACTGCTACTGGAGAGGCGCACCCCACCATAAGTAGACTTAATAAGAGCAAGCTTGTTTTGATAGTCATTTTTTACCTTTTCATTTACTTGGAAAGCTTCTTTAGCTTTGTAGAGATTAATCATTTCCTGTTCTTTAGCTTGTGCTTCAGCTTTAGATACATAGGCATCATATTTTACAGATTGATACTTTCCGTAGCCTATGCCACCAACAGCCGCCAAAGATAGGGCTGCATAAATATAAAACTGAATTGGTATTGTTAGTCCGAACATTATTTTTTATCCAATGGCATCGTTGTTACAAAACGCAAAATAGCAACCACAATCCCAATACTGATAAGTACAACACCATATAGTCTTGGATCAATAAGTTTTTCAACATAGCTAAAGTTATCATAAACAACTCCTAAAATAACCAACGCAAGAGAGAACCACATGGTCTTTGAGTGCATAGCACCCACTGTCTTGCGCCTCATACTACCAAGTGATACCAATAACAGGCACCGAAGTAACTGCAACCGCTACATGTTGTTCAGGGCTAGATAAGTCTGCGCCGCAGTCATTGCATACCTTGTTAAAAAGTTCAGCTTCGTCTACATCCCGACTGCAATTAGGGCAATAGATTTCAACCTTAGTTGCTACTTCCGTAACGTCCGAAGAAAGTTCTTTAGCTTGTTGTTCAATAATCATGCTGTGTAGGTCCCAGAAACGGTGTATTTGAGAATAGTATTTGCTCCAGAAATAGTAATTGTTGGAGCGCCTGTAGTAGTTCCGCTATAGCTTGCAGTAGGTACGGAAACAACAATAACTCCTGAACCACCAGAAAAGTTACCGCCACCCGCACCGCCACCAGTATTTACACTACCATTATTACCTGCAGTACCACCACCGCCAATACCTCCAGCCGCCGCACTACTACCACCGCCACCGCCGCCACCGCCTGAGTAGTAAACATTTGAACCAGTAAGCGTGTTTAAAAAGCCAGCACCACCAGCACCTGCTACTGAGTCGCTAACTGAAGTTGCTCCAACTGCAGCGCCACCGCCACCGCCACCACTGCAAAATGTTTGACCACCACCACCAGCAAACCCTTGTCCTGATATGCCAGCACCGCCAGCACCTGCTAATGTAGGGTCAGCACCACCAGAACCGCCACCGCCGCCAGAACCACCAGCAGAACCGTTTGCTCCATAAGCTGAAGTACCAGTTTGACCACCAGCGCCGCCGCCAGTTGCTATATCAACGCCTGTAATAGAAGAATTAGTACCTGCGCCGCCAATACCGGTTCCACCACCGCCAATCACCATAGTGTAAGTAGCGCCGGGTGTTACTGAAAGGGAGCTAGCTTTAAATCCACCACCGCCACCACCACCACCAGCAGCATTAACAAAACCACCAGCACCGCCACCAGCTACAATTAAATAGTTAATGGTATACACGCCCTGTGGGAACGTTTGGAATCTAACCCATGTACCATTTGAATAGCCTTCATAAATTGCTAATTCGCTGTTGTAACGCAATATTCCATTTTGCCCTGTAGCGGAACGAGATGCTGTATTTCCAGTTGGTAAAAAGATTTGCCCAGTACTTGAGTTAGCAAAAAGGTTTGCGCCAAAAGTAGCCTGATTCAAAACAACTAAGTTTTTACCTACAGAAGCATTACCTGTAACAGTTAAGTCGCCATCAATATAGTTAAACTGTGTAGCACTAAAAATGTTTGTTCCGTCGCAGAAAATGACTTCACTTGCAGCATTAGCTATGGCAACACCGTTTCCACCAGAGGTTTTAAGAGTTACAGTAGCATTAGAAAAATTACGAACAATATAGACTTTTTCTACTGCTGGAACAATAACGTTACATGGGGCGGCTAATAACCCACCAAAAACTAATACAGCGTTACGAGCCTCATCTGGCAAACCATTAAAGTCAGTTAAAGTGTAGTTACCAACTAAAGTAATGGATTGAACCCCAGCAATGGCTTGTTCAAGTAACGTACCAAGGTTAGTATTAGTGGTCGTACCCCAAGTTCCGGCTTGTTCGCCGTTACCAATAAGTTCTAATCCGAGTGAGGTTGAATAGGTTGATGGCATTTGTTTTCCTTTATGCTGCTATAAGTTCCCAGTCTGTTACTGCATTATCTGGTATTTGACTCCAACCAGACGTTGAATTGTCGTTTATATTTGTCCAGCCGGGGTCCGGCACATCCGGAATCTGTCCCCAAACAAGTACTTGACCGATTATACCTTGTGCTTGAACGCCTGTTAAGTAGATATTTGCGTCGGCTTTAGGGTCTACTGTACCTATTTGTCCTACTGCTTGAACACCTGTTACAGTAACATTTGCAGTAGCCGTAACAACAACTGTACCGGTTTGACCTACCGCCGCTATTCCAATTAAGTAAACATTTGCGCCCCCAGTTGCGCTTGCAGTGCCTAGCTGGGTATTGCCTTGAACGCCCGTTATAAAGACATCCGCATTGGCTGCTACTGTTACGGTACCAACCTGACCAATACCCTGAACACCTGTTACAAAAACATTTGCTGTACCAATAACACTAGCAGTACCCGTCTGACCAACAGCTTGAACACCCGTTACAACAGCATTTGCGCCCGCAGTGGTGTCTACTGTGCCTAATTGTCCAACAGCTTGAACACCCGTTACATTAACTAACGCATCGCCAGTTACATTTGCAGTACCTAAATAGCCAACTGCCTGAACCCCAGTAACGGATACGGTTACTGAAACATCGCCTGCGCCAGTATCAGCAAAGGGGGCCGAAGCGAACGGGCTAAATCCAAACATAGGTTAGCTAGACCATTGTTCTGTTGGTTGTGTGGGCCATACTGGGTTAACTACAGGATTGACTGCATAGTTGCGAATTGTGCTTCTATAAGCAATAAACTCAGCTTGGTTTATTAGATATGGGTTTGATTTAGTTGGGTCACCTACGTCGGGAATAGAAGTCCAATCGGTTGTCGCAAGAATAGTTGTGGCTTGTTGTTTACATTGGGCAATTAATTCTTCAGGCGTTGGTGCAGGTTGTGGTGGTGCAATAAATTGACCATCAACATAAGTCCAACCCGGACTTGCTATATCTGATTGAACCGCAATGATTGGTGATTCAAAACCGGGTGGCGGGTTTGATGGTTGCTCATCATATTCAACAATATTAATAACATTAATGCCGTCAATGATTGCGTAGTTTTGTAACATATTTATATCCTAAAAATAAGCGGTAACAATAATAATTCCAGCAGCGCCAGCGCCACCAGTTGTGGTAGCTGTGCCTCCAGCACCACCAGCACCAACGGCGTAAGAATAAGTTGCGCTTGGTGAAGAAATAATTGCGTTTATATATCCACCCGCACCACCGCCCGAACCAGAATATCCACTACTAGTACCGCCAGCACCGCCGCCACCACCACCAGTATTTGCTGCTGCAGCCTGACCTGTACCATTTGCAGTACCTGTACCGCCACCGCCCCCAAATGGATTGTTTCCTGCAGTTCCACCCATAGAATAAAGACCAGTAATAAGATACATTCCAGCGCCACCTGTTGCCCCAGTTACTCCATAACCTATTGCTGGAGAAGCAACCGTGCCTGTACCACCTGCACCAGCACCATAATAGGCAGAACCTGTACCACCACCACCAGCAGTACAAGTTAAAAGGGAAGTTCCAAATGTAGTGCTTCCGCCAGCACTTCCATTCCCAGACGGACTAGTTGTGCTACCTCCACCGCCACCACCACCACCACCAGACATTTGCACCATTAAATACTTAGCGCCCGTTGGGGTTGTGTATGTACCAGAACCAGATGTGTATACGGTTACGTTTGGATTTGCATGAGATGTAATAGTAGTGCTATCAGAGAATGTAATGCCGCCTGAACCAAGCACCACAGTATTAGCTGTTGTTGCAGTTAAAAGCGTAACGCCGTTGCTTTGAAGTGCGAGGTTGCCAGTATTATCCGCAGTAGTACGGATTCCTGTTATTCCTGAGCTTACGCCATTATCGGCATTGATTGTATTAGGCATTATTATTCTCCGTCAGGTGGAAGCGGCGTGTTGCCTTCGGCTAACCATGCAAGGTAGGCTTGCCAATCTGTGTTGTCTGGGTCGTTAGGGATAAAAGCACCGTCAGGCAATCGTTTAATGTATAGATTTGTCACTTCGCCTGCTTGGTCTAACAGTTGTTGATAGTTGTATTCCATTTTATAATTCCGCAGACATATTTAAAGTGCCAACATAGACTAATTGTTGATAGGCGGTTCTTGAAACGGTTGCACCAGTTAAGTCAAACGAAACTGCATCAATACCTAATTTTGGAACTGCAGTTGCAGTAAAGGTTGTTGTTCCGCTACCAATAGCATCTCCAGTAAGACCAGATGTTGTAATGGTTGGCGCAGTTCTAAAAGGCACATAAGTTGGACAAATAACTCTGCCAGCAGTTGTATTATAAAATTGACCAAATATTCTATAGTTATCTGTTCCGTTGATAGTTTGATAATAACGCTGACACATAACTAACTGCGTACCATAATCAACATACTCAAATCCAGTAGCAGAACTACCTACTTCTAGTTGTACGCCTGTTACATAAAATGTTGCACCGTTTGTACCTACTACGGATGTTGCGCCTGTTGAAGAAAAATATTGTCCAGCAGTCCAAGCGCCAGCAGTATTGCTATAAGTTGTGCCAACACCAAGTCCAAATCTAACAGTTATTCCAGCACCATTAGTTGTAAGCCATGTTCCTGATGTATCACCAGCAACAGTTACGCTGATTGAAGTCCAAGTATTTGCCGTGGAAATTGTGTAGCTAAATGGGTAAGCCCTGTTTTGTGCCGAATTTTGAAATGCACCGCCAAAAGTTCCTGTTAATGAAGAATAAACCTGAAAAGACAATGTAACTGTTTTAGCATTGGCAGTTCCCCAACCAAGGTCTGCAACATTTAAACCCTCTATTAACTGATTAAACATAAAATAACCACCAGCAGGAACAGAATATGCAGATAATGAAGTTATTAACGATGAATTAATAAAACCAGCAGGTGTAATAGATGATTGTTGTACACTAAATTTAGATGCAGCACTTAATGAAACTTGCCATCTATCTAATGTATAAGTTCCATCTCCTGTAGGAGTAACACTAGCACCAGCATTACGCTGGTCAATACGCATATCACCGTTAATAATACGGTTCTTAAAGCGTGAAGCATTACCAGCGCCAATTGGGGTTGTGCCAATAGTAAGACCAGACGTAGTTAAAGACGTGCTTGTATCCCCACCCGGAGATGTGATTCCCGTTGTTCCGTTTAAGGTTATTGGCATTTCAAATCCTTAAGGTGTAGGTATTAAAACCCAAGACAATGTAGCTTCGTCCCAAGTATAAGATTTACCATCATCAGGATATGGTACTGGAGCTTCCCATAGATATGTAGATGTATTTAAAATCCAGCTTGGATAAGGTTGCGGTGCATAAAATACTCCTACAACGCCGTCAATTATGTAAGAATTATCATATGTATATCCAATACCAGCGTAGTTTGCACGAAGCGGAGTTCCCCCGTCTGGAGTACGTGGCGGTGCAGGAGGAGACGGTGCGTAATGCACATTTCCATAAGTGTTGTAGCTAGTCTGAACCCAAAATCCCGGCTGCGTATCCACAAACTCTTGGTCAGCGGCAATAACTTCTGAAACTAAGAATTTAGAGGCTTCTGCTGTTTGTTCGCATTTTGCAAAATATGACATGTTTTATTACTCCTTTTAAGCTGTATATGTACCACTATCTGTGTATTTTAATATAGTATTAGCGCCACTAGTAGTAATCGTAGGGCTGCCAGTAGTTTTTCCTGAATAACTTTTTGTTGGGACTGAGAGGATGATTACACCTTTACCGCCTGAACCGCCATAGTATATATTGCCATCACCAGAAGATCCACCGCCTCCGCCGCCGCCAAGGTTTACAGTTCCATTACCAGCAGGGGAAGTTTGTCCACCAGCACCACCACCACCAGCACCACCACCAGCAGCAATACCACCGGACACTCCATACGCTGAACCACCACCACCGCCAGCGTAAGTAATTGATGTTCCAGTTATTGAATTTGCTAATCCAGCACCGCCAGCACCCGCATAAATAGTAGAAGAAGTATTTCCACCTACAGCACCTGCTCCACCACCACCGCCGTTAGGGTATGGAGAAACACCAGCCGTGGCAGCAGCGTTACCGCCTTGGTTACCTTGACCGGCTGTTCCTGCAGCGTTGCCTGAGTTGAAAGACCCAGCACCACCACCAGATCCGCCTGCAATACCAGCTCCGTTATTGCCACCACCGCCACCGCCAACTGCTGTAGTTAAACCAGTAAATGTAGAATTTGAACCATTATTGCCGGGATTATTAGCACCGCCGTTTGTACCACCACCCCCAACAGTAGCTGTGTAAACAGTATTTGGAATAAGTGTTGTTGTTCCTGTCAACATACCACCTGCTCCACCACCAGCGCCACCAGCATTAAATCCACCAAGCGGGGTTCCACCACCAGCGCCACCGGCTACGAGTAGGTAAGTAACTATATATTTACCTTTACCGGATGTTAGCCCAAAGGCTTTAACAGAAGGTCCTCTGGCTCCAAGTAATGGCATATTATGCGAACTGTGTCTGAGAAGCTAATACCGTATAAGTTGCATTAGCTGTTTTTATTGCAGTAAAGGAATAAACATCAATACCCCTAGCGTTTCCAGAAGTTGGCGCAGAGTTACCTTGCCATTTTGGAGTTACTGCAACACCATCAATTTGGTACCCACTTACGTAATAGGCTGTATTTCCTTGGGTGTTCATAAATACTAAGCTAATAGATTGACCATTAGACATAGCATTGTTTAACGGAATTGTTGCGCTTCCACGCAGATTGATTGTGGTATTGGCTGTAGCATTGCTTGTATACAATAATATGTTTTGGGTAATAGCATCAAAGTTAACATTGGCTCCTGCCGCTGTTGCGGATACTGTTACTTTTTCTTCTATTGAACCGTTAAAAGCGCTAACTTGATTTTGATCTAGTGTTAATGCGGTTAAATTAGCGCCACTAGTTGTAAAGACTAGATTGCCAGTTGTATCGCCCGTATAAATCAGCGATGTAGTAGTCGTGTTTCCAGCTTGTATTACGCTCATTAGATAACCACCCAGCGTTGACCGCTTGCAATAGTAACTGAAACCCCGTTAGCCTGTGTTACTGGACCAACAGAAAAGCCATTCTGTCCAGCCGCTATTGTAGCATTTGAGGTAATGTTTACGTTATTAACAATAATTGAAGAGTTTCCCGCACTTAAAGAAGCGGTTGTTTGTACCGTAGCGTCTGGGAACTTAATTCCGCCCGAAGTGATATTGGCGTATCCAGTACCTTTAGGGGTTAGCTTAATATCAATGTTGGTATCAGTACCAGTAGATGATATTGTTGGGCCTACACCAGCACCGCCCGTAACTTGGATAGCGTTATTTGCTGATGCAGTAGAGCTAACAATTAATTGTGGTAAACCAGCATTGTTTCTAAATTGCTGCGTGTCATAATCTGTGTAAGAGGCTGTAAGAGAAGAACCTTGATGGAAAAAATAACTTCCAGCGTAATTAACATAAAAATTAGCGGATCTTCCGCCTGCATTTAAAACAAGAGCCGATTGAGTAGCCGAGTTTGTATTAGCGTTATAAATTCTTGCGGTTATAGTTGCGTTAGAAGCTGCTTGTACATCTAAAAGGTTTGCTGGAGCTGCAGTACCAATACCTACACGGTTATTACCAGCATCAACAAATAATGTGTTTGTATTAACAGCTAAGTTGCCAGCTTGATTAATTGTTAATTTAACATCTGAAGTAGTCCAATCAGCAGCACCTGTGCTTGTAGCATTGTAAAAAGACAAAACTCCTACACCATTAGGACTATTTCTAACAAGTCCAATTGCTGCTTTTGCATAAGTAGAATCTGAAGAAAATTCAACACCAGCTATACCAATATTTGCATTATTATTAGTAATTCTTTGTCCAGCAAATCCTGTGCTATTAACTGCTGTTACATTTAGTTTTTGTGGCACTGTGGTAGTGCCAACCCCTACATTACCACTAGATGTTGCAAGTAATGTTGTGCTTGTTGAATTAATGGTTGTGGCTGTTATGTTTGTAAAAGCGCCTGTATTAGCAGTTGTAGCGCCAATAGTCATGTTGTTAATAGAACCACCTAAAAACCTGTAGCTACTAATATTGCCCGTTGCGTCTTCATAAACCGCTTGTTCAGAAGGGTAGGTGACAAATACGTCTTTAGTACCAGCAGTAAAAGTTACGGCGGCATTAGCAGCGCTTGATGAGAGGATTGTGTCTCTTGATAAAGAACTGTTAGCTAAATAGTACGTGCCAATACCTACTTCCCATTCATCAGTTGTTTGACCCGCAATGGTGTAGTAAGTAGTGTTGTTATTACCAATAACTGCAAAAGTCTGATAACCAGTCGGTGCAGTAGCCGCAAGTACAACAGTGCCCGTACCAGTCGTAGTGGTATTGACCTTTACACGATCTTCAAGAATAAGAGCCATTTAAAGCTCCTTACGCTATCCGGATTATGGCGTTTGTAGAATCGGCTGTTGGGAAAATAACAGTAAAAGTACCATTGGTAGAAGTTTTATCTGCACCAAAAGCCAACACTGCAACAGCGGTATTTGCTGTGCTGTTATAAATCAAAGCGCCGTTAGCAGTAATGTTTGCATTTGTCCATGACGTATTTGAAAAAGACATGAATGCTACGTTGCCTGTACTAGTTGGGCTTGTGCTAATCGTTAGTGTATTACCACCAGCGGTATAGTTTGAACTTGAACTAGTCTGCTCATTTAACGTTGTATAAGCGGTTGTTGCATTGCTTAATGTTGCTGAGCTTGTGTATAGCGCTAGCTTGTAAACTGGTGTTGCGCCTGATGTTAAGTTTTGCTGACCGGCAAGGATTTGCACCTTGAACGAGTCGCACATTGCTTGGGTAATTGCCATTTCTTGCTCCTAAATAAGTGGTGTTACGGGTTTACTGGGATCTTAGCTTGCCCGTCTCTATAAGCGTCGCCTCTTTCAAGTCCTGTTCCTAAACGGTTTAACTGCATCATTGCCTCATTGTACTTAGTATTATATAGAGAAAGCATGTCCGCTTCGCCTTTCATATAGGTATAAGCTTCAACCAAAGAACCATATAAAAGGACAGGATCATAGTTATCGCCAAGCCAAGATGTTCCAGCAGTAACAATAGACTCTGGGTAATAAAAATAATGTAGTTCAGCGCCATAGGCAGCGTCAGGAGTTGGGCCAAGAATAAAAGTTAGTTCATTAGGGTCGTTCAATCTAGAACCAAACAAAGCATAATATCGGGGTAAACCCGTAGCGGTTGGATCTGGATACGCCTGACGAATAAAATTAACGTCTTTATTAAGTAAATATTCATAAGTGCCATCTGCCTGAATAACTGCCAATGAATAAGTAGACAGATAATCGTTTGGACATGCTAGATACTTACTTGTGCTAGAGCAGTTGCCCGTAACGTTTTTTCGCAATGAAGGAATCTGCACCATATTATAAATACGTGCTTCAGCCTGCTCAATAAAAGTATTAATCTGAGTGGTTACATTAACCGTACTCGTATTACCACCAGACAGCTCTACAAACGTATCAGGAAATATATTCTCTGTATACGTCTGTATTTGCGAAAAAAGTTCGTTATAGTTCATTACGCCATTGGGCCTCTAGACATAGTGCCTTTAGTAGCAGCACCGGTACCACGAATCTTCATGCCGGAAGTCTTAGTATCTGGCTGGCTTTTAAAAGTGTTACCCACAGACATTCTGATTTCGTTTACGCCGTTACCTGGTTTAGTAACTGCGTCTTTGGCTGTGGTTATTTCTTTGCCAGACATAGTATGTGGTTCTGCATAAACGCTAGCTGAGCCTACTTCTTTACCCATTACTTTTTTAGAAAATTTAGCCATGATTACCCCTGGTTGTTGGCACGAGCCATATTACGTCCAACTGCTTTCATTGATGCGCTGGTTACAGTGCTAGCACCTTTAGAACCTTTGCCTGTCTGAATGCCTACGTTTGGACCTGAATCCCCAAGGTTTTTACCCTTAGTTTTACCTTGTTTTGTTACGCCGTCTGCTGCTTTTCTGAATGTCATAATGACTCCTAAGTTATACTAACCGTTACTGTACCAAGTTGTGTGCTACCTATCAAGTCATTTGGCGTTAAAGCATTATCAAACAACCTTGCCCCACCTACTGGATTCCAACCCCACTGAAACACCCTACTACCCATATCTGGATTCCCAAACCCGTCAGGGCTTGTACCCCCATTAATATCGGTTTGTAACCCGTTATTACCTGACTGGAAATAACTTACGTCAGGGCGTGGCTCCCGTACTGCTTGGGGGTCATTAACAGGATAGAGTCCAAGAGACAACTGTGGTTGATCTGGATCCCAACAAGTCTTACAAACTTTAATTCTATAGGGTTGTGTCTTTAATATCTGTATCCTTAATTCTTTTAATTTGTAGCGCTGAGCACATCTATCGCACTCGGCAATTGCATATTTTCCAGAAGCGTACTTACTTGACATGGCATCTTAGTTAGAGTAAAAAGTGTTTCGTGGAACAAAACGGATTGGGGCTTTTTCCCTATCTTCTTCCGCTGCTAATTGGAACTGTTGCTCATAATCTGCTTTTAACATTGGTACACGGTTCATATCTACACCTGGCAGCTTTGTAGACAACTGATAAGCTAAGCCAGCAACCATGCAAGGTATAAAGCGAAATGGAATATCTTGAACGTAAGTACCTGAACCAGCGTCTTGGATACGGCGCATACGATAGTATACAAAAGTATATTGGCTACCCGGTGAATTCGGCGTAGGCCAGACGTTAACAGAAGGTAAGTTCTGTACAGTAACCGTAGCGTTAGCCGTATGTGCAGCAGCAGTCGTGCCGTTTTGTCCACGGGCGCAGTTAATTAGCTGGTTACCACTTACGTTAGGGTAACTAATTGTTTCATTATCAATCTTAATAAACCCAGCAGAAGCTAAACCGCTTGTGGAAGTTAAGTCAATGGTAGTGGCTGTAGAGCTTATATTAGCGTTTAAAAGGGCGCCTGAGAGGTTTTCTTGCCCCGACTGACGGTTGATCCACACTTGAATCGGCCTACCTTGTGCTAACTTGTTAGGTAGAGTCATATAGGTTGACTCAGAAATACGGCTGATATTAATATCAATCTGGTTGCTTTGTACACCGTTATTGGTACGCACTACCATATCCATCAAGTCAATTGTATCTACTGGTAGGGGGTAGGTAGCCTGCCCAGTAACCATCGGGATAACGCCTTGTTCAATAGTCCAGAGATTAATACCACGGTTAGCCCACTCAATAGTCAGCAAGTTTAATGAACGACGAGCTGTACGAAAGTCATATCCAGTACGCAGCTCTTTCCCACAGCGTTCAAACGCCTCTTCAATAAGGTCATTTACATCTAAGTTAAACGTTGAGGTACCTGTAGTGCTCATATTTTCCTAAATGGCTTTACTTTTGCTTTGACTTTTTTTGGCTGGGGGACGAACTGCTTTCCCGCTGCTTTTCCCGCCCGCTTTGCTTTTGTCGTTGCTGCGTACTCCTGTGGGCTTAGCGACTCGATTGCTTTTTTTGGCAGGTACCGTTCGCCTGTTTCGGACGACTTTTTCCCCGATTTGGTTGTCCACTTTTGGTCGCCCCAAGCTTTTAAAGAACGTTGCGATTTTGCCAATCCACTCATTTATATCCACCACCAGCCGCCTTATATTTTTTTGCTACTAATTGAGCTTTACGAGCTGACCACTGACCTGCGCCAGTACCATGTGTTGCAGCAGACTTAACTTGAGAAACAATACGTTTACGCAGACTAGGCTTGGTATAGTTACCAGCAGCATTTACTTTCCCACCCTCTTTAAACTGGGTGAAATCAGTATCATCTCTACGTGGCTTCTTCTTGCCAGTAGGCATCTTAGAAGGGGATATTGCACCCATGCCACGACTTGGTCTCATACCATCCGTCCTTTAGTTTTACCCTTAGTACAACAGCCATCAGCACGTTTAGAAGCGGAAGCTATTTTACCACCGGCCTTGTAATTTTTTGTTAAATCACGGTTTGATTTTGGCATACCACCACCGCCACCACCGCCTTTACCCATAGCAGGGGCTTTACGCTCATATGGGGCAAGTGTATCTTTGTCTACACGGGCTTTATCTCTTGCTTCGGCATACTCTCTATTACGGGCAGAGTATTCATTTTCTGGTGCAGCAGTTGGTTTTGGCTGTGGACCAGCACGGGTAATCTTAGCTTCTGGGTACATTTGCTCCAGACTCATCCCGCCCTCATTAAACCGTTTAGCCTTTTTCATGGTTTATGCTCTTGTCTTTCCACGAATAGCACAACCATCGGCACGGGCTGAAGCAGATTTTACTTTACCACCCTTTTTATATCCAGCATCGTCATAGTCTGTTCGGTATATTAGTTCTCCAGATTTAGAGTTTGGGAACTCATTTAAAATATCTTTTCTAGCCAGTCTGTCTGGAGAAATGCTTTTTGGATTAACTCCCTTAGTTATAAATCTTGGTGCATTTTTGTACAATGCTCGGTAACGAGTAGCATCGTCAATCATTTTGTTTTGGCCTTGCTTAGTCTCGGTTTCAACCATTGCTTCAGCTTTTGGCTCAGCTTTTGGTTCACTAGGCTTTTTAGTAAGGTCATTACCCTTGGCATCAATCATACCCATGCGGTATTTAACAATAGGATCATCTCCAGTGTAGCTACCACCTTCGTTAAAGCGTTTCATTTTTTTAGCCATGATTAGCACATACCGCCAGATTTCATAGAAATCATCTTGCCTTTTGTATGACCCTTGGTAATGCAGCCATCAGCACGTGTTACGCCGCCTTTAGCCATTTTATGCATTGATTTTTCGTGAGCTTTAACTTCTTGCTTAGCCACTTTTTTCATCATTGGCATATCTTGTTTAATATCGTCGTGTTTCATAATTAGCAAGCCTTTCCGCCTTTTTTCATTGTAACCATCTTGCCTTTGGTTTTACCCTTAGACTCAATACCGCCGCCTTTAGCCATTTTCATAGCTGGCTTTTTACCAGCAGCTTCTTTTTTCTTTGCAATCATTTCCATAAAAGGATTTGGTTTTTTCATAGTGCCACCTTCTTTAAAAGTTTTGCCTTTATCGGCCTTGTTAAAATCTTTACCTACTGACTGTGGTACTCCTACCTTCTTAGCAAATTTTGGGTTATTTGCAATAGCTGCCATAAAATTGTGTTGCTTCTTGCTGGTACTAGGCATTATTTATTACCCCAATACCCAGCGATAAACCCAGCTACTCCAGTTAAAACACTTACAAAACCACCAATAGCCATCAACGTTTTCCAGCCACCCTTAGCTTCAGACAGGGTTTTATTAATTGATTGTATGGCAAGTTTAATTTCTTGCATTTCCTTGACCATCTTATCCATGTCTTCCTGCAAATGTTCTATGTCGTTGGCATGGGTAGCTAGTTCTCTAGCCGTCTTTATTGGATCCATTTCGTTCATTAACACTTCCATCGAGCTAGTGAAGCCGCTTTACGAGTAGGTTTACCCTTCTCGTCTTTCATCGGACCCGGCATACCAGACATACGTGCGCAGAATGATTTTTTACGTGGACCACCTTCGGGCTGTGGAGCCTTTAGATTCGAGCCAGTAGCCGCATTATACTTAGCACGGCCTTTGGCGGTAAGCCCAGCGCCCTTAGATACAGGCAACTTTTCACCACGACCAATAGCTAGGGAGGGACCTTTTTTCTTAGCCATAGAAAATAGTTATAAAGCTAATAGATGTCAGTTGAGAGTACAGACCATTTTGTACTAAAACACCTTCGCCTGGAACAATAACTTGCTGTGCTGAAGTAGCGCCAGTTAAAGTATCAAAAGAAGTAACCCAACGACCATTATTAGATACATAGTAACAAGCTGTACCACCACTTACGTTGGATGTTGTGTTTATGTCTGTAATAGCAAAAGTATTAGCTAGCGCATTTGAAATAACATAATTGCCGTCTGTTGCTGAATTTCCTGTAGCACTTATATACCCAATACCTACTGTTGCGCCATTAGAAAGACCATGCGCCGTAGAAGTAACTGTTACAGTATTAGCGGTTTTGGCATAGCTGGCTGTAGTTGGAGCTACTGTTGTATCAAAAAGTATTAGTGATCCAGCTTGTCCAGCACTACCAGAATACGTAATTTGTTTTACACGAGTACGAATAGCTGGAAGTAAAAATCCAGTTACCGATACGTGGGCCGATTTAACGTCAGTTTGCATCATAATTAATCTCCTAAAGATTTAAGCGGGGGACGAATCCCCCTAGATTAATTAAACGTTTTGCTGACCGTTGTCCGCAACGTAGTAAATGATGTCGCCAGTAATTGCACCAGCGTTTGCACCAGCAGATCCTTGAGCGTTAGTAACAACAATCAAGTTAGTAGCGTTAGCTACGTTGCCCATTGATGCGCCACCAGTTGCAACAGTAAATACTATGCGAGCTGCTACGTTTCCACCAGATAAAAATGCGTTTGGAACGTTTGTGCCAAGAGTACCAGTTTGACCAGGACCTACGCCAACTAGTGGGGTAAACCCTATGTTAGCGGAAGAGTTTCCACCAGCAGCACCAGAAATAATAACTTCAGTAACAACTGCGTTAGCTGGAAGAATAAGGGCTGGAGCGCCAGTAGCCGAAGAAATGACTACGTTGGAGGTTGCTGCAGTGTTAGCAATATAGAACTGAGCAGCCATAACCATGGAGCCAGCATAAGCGGTGCGAGTTGAATCGCCACCTGTTGAACGCCATAAAGACGAGGTAGTAGCTAAAGTCATAACGAATTGTCCTTCATACAAAGATAAGCCAGTTAGTCGTGTATGCGTCTGCCGGGACAGTCTAAAAGGCCGGTTTTCCCGGTTTCCATAATGTTACTACATTTTTAGATAAGCGCAAGCTTTTTAAGTAAAATATAACTTTAGGGGGCACTATGAAAGGCGTTAAATGGCTAGGAACATTATTGTGTTTGACTGGCATTTGTTTAACGAGCTTCAACGTGTACCCTATCAATATTATCCTCAGTTTGATTGGTAGCGCCCTTTGGACTTGGGCGGGGTGGGTTCAAAGAGACATTCCGTTGTTTTTAGTCGAAGCAGTAGCAGTAGGGATATACTTGGCTGGGATTATAGCCCTTTTATATAAGGTGTAAACATGACAACAATAGTAGGCGACTGGAGAAATAAAGTATTAGTAGCCGATAGTCAATTCTCCGATGATGATACTGGACTTAAATACTTTGAAGACAAAATTCTTCCTATAGATGGTGGTTGGCTTGGGGTAGCGGGTAATTGGTCAGATGCAGAAAAAGTTTTAGATTACTTAAATAAAAAAACCAAAACAAAACCCAAACTAAAATCAGATAGTTCTTTTTTAAAACTAACCAAAGACGGCTTATTTGCTTGTGGGGATGATCTTGAATGGGAAAGAGTGCGAACCTTTATGGCTATTGGCAGCGGGGCTATGGCTGCAGAAGTATGTATGCGTATGGGTTTAACCGCAGAAGATGCAGTTAAGTGGGCATGTAATGTAGATTTAAAAAGTCACGAACCAATTAAAACCTACGCTTTAGACAATAAAAATGCCTTATAAAGACCCAGAAGTAAAGAAAAGAAAACACAGAGAATATAGCCGTAAACATTATGAGGCTAATAAAGAACAAGTAATTGCTCTAACGGCAGAAAATAAAAAGAAAGCTAGAGTAGATTGGGCAAGTTTTAAAGCTACCCTTAAATGTACTGTTTGTGGGGAGGATCACCCAGCAGCACTAGACTTCCACCATGAAGACCCAGCCACTAAGGACCATGCGGTTAGCTGGTTTATTAAAAACTCTCAATTTACACGGGCTATAGAAGAAGCCCTAAAGTGCAGAGTCTTATGCGCTAATTGCCACAGAAAACATCACTGGGAAGAAAAGAAAAACCCCACCGGGTAAGGTGGGGCTTCCTTGTAGCTGGGGGGCTTTGATTAAGCGCCAGCAGAGCCAAACATTCCGAGTGGATCAGACCAACCGAAAGAATAACGCTCACGAGACTTGTAACGAACGTTACCAGTATCGAAGTCACCATCCATGCTGTTCTGTAATGGAATACGAACAAAATGCTTCATACCATTTGGAACATCAGTAGTTAGGAACCAAGCATTGGTGTCGGTCAAGAAGTGGTTAATTGTGTAACCTTCAGAGACAGAACCATTGTTCTTGATAGCGTTGATGTCGTTGTCGTTTGTACCAACACGCAATTCAGTTTCGAGCAAACGAGTTGCAACGAATTGTAATGCAGGAGGAACAACCAACTTCTTAGGCTTAGCAGCGATCAACAGACCACGCTCATCAGTCCAAGCAGCGATTTGAATTACAGCGGCTTCTAAAGAAGTCTCATTCAAGTCAGATGCAGTAGATGGAACGTTGCTGTTTGTACCGCCAGAAACCAAAGGATGTGATGCAGAGAACAAAGGAACACCATCACCACCGTTGTAACCAGTAGTGAAACCGTTATTCAATACAGCAGCAGCCTTAACTTGCTTGGTATAAGACATGGAACGAGCCAAAGCCTTTGTATAACGAGCTGACAAAGAGTCATACAAGTTATCTTCAATAGCTTCTTCAGTCAAACTGAAGCCTTGGGCGATTGTTTCATGGTTGTAACGAGCAGTCCATGCTTCTTGACCGTTGTCATAAGCGATGGCAGAGCCTTCGTTTTTAACAGGGGCGGCGCTAAAGCCAGACAATTTGGTTTCTTCTTCGAAGGAACGCTCTGAGGTCTCTGTATCGTAGATCTCTTTGTGTTCTTCGCCGTAGCGAGCGTACTCAAGACCAAACAATGCATTCAAACCGGGTAAAAGCTCTTTTAGGAGCTGTGCACGAGAAATAGCCATTTAATTAGCTCCTTATAGATAATTCTGGGCGGCTGCCAACAGAATTTGTGGGTTGTTCAACTTCACTACAACTTCAGTGAAGGCATTGGTGCCTGTTGCTGTTTCTGGAACAACTGATACTACACGAACAGGCAATGTTGCTGCGTTACCAGTACCAGAAGTAGGAACAATAACAGATAAACCAGAATTGCCTGTAGTAGTGGAGCCTGTACCTTGACGGATAGACAGATTTGTACCAACAACAGAAGCGTTAGCAGTAGTTACAGTAGTATTACCAGAGAAGGTAACAGCTACTTTAAAGGCTGCTTGTGAATCGTCAATAACATACGCTATTGCTGAAGTTGCTGCAGCATTACCTGGGTAATATTGAGCTTGTACAGTTTGTTGCTGTGAGTTAACGTACTGAACACCTACAAATACACCATAAGTAAGGTTTGCTGTGTTGTCAGTTGTAGAGTCAACAGTTACAGTTGACTTGATGATGCTACCACCCTTGACCATAACGATGTCGCCGTTAAAGATTGCAGTATTATAAGTACTGGCAATCGGTAGCTGACGTGTAGCCCCAGCATAGGGCATAAAGTCAACACGGTTAATCGCTTCTAGACCGTAGGGAGCTGAAACGGTTGGATAAGCCATTTAAATCTCCTAATAAGTTAAAAAGTTAATTATTACCTTTGCCAAAGCTAGTCGTGGATTTACGCTCATTAAAGAGTGGCATCCGTGGGTCGCTTTGACGCATTAAATTGTTATCTACAGCATCCGTTTGAGCATCGCTTTGTTTAGCATAATAAGCATTACGCTGAGTAACGAACTCAATTGGGGTTTTGCAAAGTAACAATCCGCCAATCTCAATATTGTCTTTAAAACGACTATTGGGATCAACTAACAGTTGAAATTTAGGTTGTTCTTCAATTGATACAGGCTCCCAACCTTCTCGCAATTTAGCGGAAAGATTGCGTGGATCTGCTGTATTTAATGTAGAAGTACGAACCCAGCGATAAGCATAACCAGCCTGTTTGTCAGGCTCTGGGAGAAGTTCTGCTGGCATCCACCGTTTAGGGCGCTCAGAAAATTCACGGTTGTCTACTTCACGGTCAAGTCTATTTGTAGCCATGTTAGGCCTCCAATTTTAAAAGTTCACGGACATATTGCTCAGGGGTAAGACCAAGTTTTTTAGCTATCGCAACTTGCGATGACTTTAAACGGATCTTTTTCGGTGCTGTCGACCGAGTGGCTGGCGCTACTACCGTGCTAGGTTTAGCTCTAGGAGTGTCTTCCTTATGCTCTACCTCTACTTCTGGTTCCAAATCCTCAAAATTCTCTGGAAACCTTTTTCGCATCGTCCGGTCCAACGTAGCGTAATACTCATCAGAACCAATTGCAGCACCCTGTCTTTTCAGCTTCTCATGGAGTCCAAGAGCTGCTGCCGTCATTTCTTCATCCTGTCCGAACCAAGAGTTTTGACGTTGCCAATTGTTTAGTTTGGCATCAGTAGGGGGTTGCTGGTACTGTTGATTAGTTTGTACCTCAAAATTCTCTTCTTGTAAAGGGGCTGGAGCAAAGTTTTTAGCATTCTCCATTCCAAGAGTAGCTTGTGTAATCGCTTGCTGCGCCTCTGCCAGAGCATCAGAATCACCTGCATCGTAGGCTTCTTTGTAGGCTTTTTTAGCCGCAGAGAGCTTTAATTCAGTAGATTCAGTTATTGCTGTGTGCCGTGCTTGCTGATTACTATTTACTAATTCTTTAAACTTGCGGTTTTCTGCCAGTAAACGATTAGTTACATCTAGTGCCTCTTGTCGCTCACGTTCAGCAGAATCGGCACGACGACGTTCATCGTTCCAAACACGCTTCATACGAATTAGCTTATCTTTAGCTTCCTTACTGTACTTATCTAAGTCATCCACTTCAACTTCAAGTGCTTTAACTTTTTCAGGTGTAGTAGGGGTTCTGCCACGATCTTCTTCGGGTGTATCATCTTCAATCTCAATTTCAAGATCGTCTTCTACGGGTTTACCCTGATCTTCAGTTTCCTGTTCATCGGGGAACTTAAATTCTTCAGTTTGCATTTCAGCCATGTCCGGCCTCCTTAAATAAACTTACGTTTGATGCCACGTGGATCTTCTACTACAGCTTCCACAGAGTCATCGTTAATGATTCGGAACTCACGGTCGTGAATTACCAAACGGGTGCCCGCATTGGGGCGTACCAAAATAAAATCACCTTGTTTGCACCAGGGACCATTTGGGAACCTTACCTTGTCAGCATAGCAATCAGGACCCATATCGACCACGAACAGCACCGTGGTTAATAATTCATCGGCTCTTCTTGTTTCGTCTGACTTAATAATGCCACTATCAAATGCTTCTTCAGCTTCAGGGATTGCGCAAAGGATGCGATACCCTTGCGGTTTTGGTAGTTGTGATGCTTTTTGTTCTGCTTCTTTATTTAGCACAGCAGCTAAGTCTACTGCTTGGCTAAGATTCAGATTACTCATTGTCCGAGTGCTCCATTTTTCGTTTTAGGTCTATGGTTTCCTGCCTTGCAATGAGAAGACCATGAATCTCACCACAAATTCTTCTGTATTCTGGATAGTCTGCAGCTTGTCCACTTGCTACCCAGTCACGTTTAACAATTACTTCTTTGTCTAGTATGTCCACTAGAGCTTCAAAAGCGTCCATCATTCTCCTTTAGATTTAGGGTTGTTTTGTTTTTGCGCATTAGCCATCAATTGCGTTGCATGTTTCATGCCATCGTGCTGTTGTGAAGATTGATGTTTCTCCATATCCACTTGTGTTCTTGCCATTTCTTTTTGTGCGTCCACAGTAATACGTTCACGATCAATCTGTAATCTCTCTTGTGCAATCTGTATATCAGCCTGATCTTTAGCGGCTTTACGTTGCTGATCAGCAGCTTTGATCTGTACTTCTTGTTGCTGCATTTGTACAAGTGGGTCTTGCGCCTGCGCCTGAGCTTGCTGCTGGGCTGCTTGTGCTTTGTTCTGTGTAAGAACTTGTTGGGCTGCTTGGGCAAGTAACGGAGCTAACTGCGCTTCCATCTCTGGAGGCATATTGACCTGTTCGCCAGATTCGTCTTTCATCGGAGGTAATGCAACGCCAAGTTGCTGCTCAATCTGAACACGGTACTGCATACCTAAGTGCTCTTGAATGTGCGCCATTAATGCGGATTCCATTTGCGGCTTCATTGGGCTTTGTTGTACTAAAGATTGAATCTTAGGGTCTTGCGCCATTGACATATGAACAGAAATATGTGCTCCGTGGTCTTGAGTTAAGAATGCTTTGACCGGTTTCATCATAAGAATATTTTGGTTCTCACTAACTGGGTCGACCGGTTTTTGGTCCTCATCCATTGGTATGAGTTTTGACGCATTCTTAATCCCCAGAACGTCGAGCATTTGGCGATGCAAGAGTGGGAGGTTGTATAGCTGGGGAGCTGTCTGGGCCAACTGAAGAGCTGCTTGGTATTGGACAATCTTTTGCGCCATCGTCGACGCATTGGGATCTGACACCGGTATGACGTCAACATTATCGTAGTCGCTCTTTTTAGCTCTACGGCTTCCCTCAGTCGGCTCATAGTCATATTCCTCTGGAGTGTATTCAGCAATAATGCCTTTCAAGAGATTTAACTCTTGCTTTAAGCTGTAGTGGATACGGGCTTGTACAGCGGACATTACCTTAAGAGTGCGCTCCATAATTGCTAATGTTGTCCCAACAGGCGCATTAGCGCTCATATCAGAAACCTGCATATCAGCAGTGTTAGCAAAACGACGACCTTCTTCTACGATCTGATTTAACAACGCCATCAATGTCTGACTTGGCTCCTTGTAAGGGAGAGTCATGATGTTGTCTTTCATCGTACCGCTTGGTACGTCTACATCACGGAATTCACCTGGGGCAATCGGGGTGTCATCACCTTTGACTCGCAAGCCACGGGTCTTAAAGCCGCCTGGCAAGTTTGCAAGTGACCCTGCGTCAACCAATTGGCGGATAAGGGAAGTACCAGATTTAGCATAAGCGCCGATAAGATGGATAAGACCAAAATGATAGAAGCCAAAGCCAGGAATATATCCGTAGTGAACAAAGTGTTGACGCTTTTGATAAGTTTCGTCTTCAGGGTTCCAATTACGTCTGATAGCAAGAACATTAGTTGTTCCTTTCTCAATAGTTACTACATAAGGTAGACCAATACCGGTCTCTTCGTCCTTAGAGTTCTTGTGTTCAAAACCTGGTAAGTCCAAGTTTACGTGCATCTCAAGAAGTTTGTACCTGTCATCCGTTGTGGCTTTAAATCCTAACTTTTCAGCTATCTTCTTCTCAACTTCATCTAGTACGTTTACTGGATCGCCCAGGTCAATATCACGGTAGAACCCATCAATCTGTAACTTCTTAACCTCATTCTCGTTTTTGCGCATTACGTGCGTTACACGCTCAGCAGCAGCTAAAGAGGCAGCGCCATAAGGAACAACGATGTCCTCGGCTGGTACAAACATTGCTACTTGACGGTTTAAGTTAGGATCAAAATAGACTTTCTTAAATGCGTTTCCAGCTAAACCTAAACCCCAGAGCATTCTTTCTGTCTCAGGGCGATACTCCTGCATCACGTCGGTTAACTGATAGTTCATATCATCTTGCACACGTTGTGCAGCATCTTTTTTCTCTGGTGTTTCTTTACCAACGATCTGTGTCTTTACTGGCCCTGCGGAAGGGAATATTGACATCATTGTTTCTGCTTGGAACTTCACGATAGCTTCGGACAAGAGTGGGTGATACACACCGCAAGCGCCTTCCCAAGGTTCTGTTCTTTCCTCAATTTTTAATCCGAGGAGTTCTAAGCCATCTACGTATGTCTGGATCCAGTCTTTACGTGCACTAATATCGGCATCATACTCACCAATTAAATCACCAGCAATTTCTGCCAGAGCACCATCATCAATGTATTCGGCTAAGTTAGCATCAAACTTATCAGCGCCTTCTTCATCTTCATCGCCCGGTTCTAGAACAACTTCTAACCCATCCATACCAATAGTTACAGACTCTGGATCCTCAATCTCAATTTCAATTGGCGCTTCTTGCGCAGCCAACTCGTCTATACCTACGGGAGCTTCGTAGAGTGCTTTATCAATATTTGTCGCCATTTTTTATCCTTAGTAGTAACCTTTATGCTTCTGTGATCTGAACATCTTAATATCCTCTGGCTCATCACTAGGCAATCTAATAAACCCACCTTGTCTGAACCGCATTAATGCCATTACCGTTGAGTCAACTAAGTCATCATGACTCATAAACGGGAATCCTGCAATTTCCTCTACTACTTCTTCTGCCCACCGAGTCTCCGGGACCCATACAAGTCCCGATTTGATAATATCAGCTACACTATTAAGCCTAGCTAGCTTATCTCCACTGCCTCTATGCGGTGTATACTCCGAAATTATCAGCCCAGTACGCCTTAATTCTTGATAAAGTGCCGTTCCTGCTGACTTTTTCTCCACAATAAACGCATCTGGCTCCCACTCGTTGTACTCATTGAGCGCTAAATCCTTTAATTCAGGGAATTCTACCCGTTTTTTGATAGAATTTAACAAAATTATGGCGTGTGCACTCGTTTCGTCATTGTAGAACACTCCCCACGTAGTTATCGCAGTATAATCCGCCCGATTATGGGTTTCGGCTGCAGCGTCTAGGGACATAATCACGTATTCACACTCAGGTGGATTCTCTTTTTTCCACCAATTCCACCATTCACGCTTAACTACTGAGGCTTCTTCGGCGGTGGGGTTTTGTTGGTATTGAGCGTTCCATTGGAACAGTGGCATAGAAGCCTTAGTTTGACGCAGAGAGGATAATGGCATCCACTCAGGCCACAAGGCTCGTTCATCTTCTGTATTTTCGTTAAAAATTGCTGGAAACTCGATAACTTCATATTGATCCGCTTCTTCATTCATGGACATGTCACGTACTACTTTACCCGTTAAGTCATCCATATGCCAGCGAGTCTGCACAATAGCCACTCTACCGCCTGGCATTAGACGTGTACGAGCACCATAAGTGAACCATTCGTATGCTTTATCAAAAACGTCGTAGTTTCCGTTAATTATGTCCTGTTCGTTGTGTGGGTCGTCAACCAAAAGTAAGTCCGCACCACGACCAGCAAGGGCAGAACCAACACCACAAGCATAATACTCCCCACCAGCATTAGTATTCCAACGCCCAGCAGACTTGTTATCTGCCGCAAGAGAGACTGTTGGAAAAATCTGTTTATATTCAACCCTGTCAATTAAGTTCCTCACCTTCCGTCCAAAGTCCACAGCTAAGTCAGTCGTGTGGGAGACCATTAGCACCTTTTTGTCGGGGTACTTACCTAGGAACCATGCCGGAAAGTAAATAGAGACAAGTTGGGATTTACCGTGGCGTGGCGGTATGTTAACGCACCCACGTGATTTTTTACCCTCGGCAATATCCATGAGCATATCTGCCAGAATTCTATGGTGCTTACCTACTTTATAGTCAGACTGCATCTTCTTACAGAACTCAATGAGGTCCATTTGACAGGCTTTAGCAGAACGTCGGGCTTCTAGCTCTTCTGCAATAACATCAACCTCCATCTGTTCTTCGGGGGAAAAGGCGTCTATGTTGTCAAATAGGAACTGCAGTTCGCTGTCCGTGAGGGACGTTAAGTCATTAGGATTTTCTTGGGTTTGGTTTTGTTCCAAGCCCTCTGCCACCTCACTCACTATCTTTATCCTTTACTTCTACAACTTCTACAACTTCTACTTCCTCTACTTCTTCCAGACCCAGCTCTTTGTCTAAGTCAATGACCTCGCCGTTCATCTTGACGGTGTTTACATCTTCTATTTCGGGATGCATTAACCGTTGTATTTTTGCACGTAGCGACGACGTAAGATCTTGTGTGGAGCGATGGTTGATGGTTACTTCGGATTTTTCGGTAAATAAACCAACGTCTGTGATCTTACCCAGCAGTTCTAATGCCCGAATGCGCACACGTGGATCATCGTTGTTTGAATCCAACAATAGCTTGTTTGTTACCAGGAGCCGAATCTGGAGTGCATTGTCTACGACACGAATACTAAATTCATCTAGTAGCGACTTTACGTGACCATAGGTTGCCGGTCTAATCTGGGGGGCTTTCTTAACAAGAACCTTATTTGCCTTGGGTTCGTTCTCTGCTATCTCATATAGCATCTGCTCCGCCTCTACCTTATCTTCTTCTGTAGGGGTCGTATCTAATCCCAGCAGTTCTGCTGTTTTGCAAGCTGCCTCTGCTCGTTCTCTAAAGTCAGTCAACTTTAGATTTTCACTTGGCATTGGTATAGCCAAATCAGGTTCAATTTGTAGTTGCATCGGGTCCCGGTCCAGACGTTGATGATGGATGGATTATATATTAAGTTTTTGTACTGTGTTGTTTTTTTGTATGTGTATAGTTTTTGCAGTTTTTTATACATGTGGGTTTTGATATGTATAGTTTTTGTAGTTTTTTATACATGTAGGTTTTGTGTTGCTGCCCGGATTGCCCAGGTTTTTACTCAAAAAGCCAATTACCGAGCGCCATACAACACTAGGTTTTACAAGGCTGCCAGGCCGAAAGTTCCCGAACGGGACATAAAAATTTTTAGGGCTAGGTACTTAAAAAGTATAAGGGGGGTGTTCTCGCAGGTGAGTATCTGCTTACCCCCCAGTTTTATTAAAGAAGTCTTTATTTAGTTTTAGCTGTATTAAAGAACTCTTTAGTTGATGTGAGCACGGAGTTAATCCAGAACTCGTTTACTTCTTGAATACGCTTTGCCAATTCTTCGAACTGCTTGGTTTGTTTAGTGAAATCAAACATGGTTTTTCCTTTAAGTTAGTGAGGTTCCGTTTGGGAACCTTTGTTGCGGTGCAACATATGTGTAGTATATAACACAAAAAAATTTTTGCCTAGGTACTTACTTTTTCCTACACGTTTTTACTTTTCCTTACAATCCGGCGTTTTTGTAAAGTTTTTACTTTGTTTTTGCCTTGGAATTTACTCTGTTTTTATTAAAGTTTCATGCACTTTTTTGTTGTAAGTTCTTGATATATAAAATTTTTTTGCCTAGGTACTTAGAAAACATGACGGGGGGTGTTTTTGTTAAAACGTAAAAACTCAGTATTGCTCGTACGTAATAGCAAACTATGTAGTGCGGGGGACTCCTAAGCTGTAGCGTGGGTATGGGGGGTTGCTGGTAGCCTGTCAAGGTTTGCTGTAACCTTACAGCTATTGACAAATAATACCATATGATGTTATACTGTATTTAATGGTTGAGGTTGTAAAACGGTTGCAAGGTTTCACCTAGTAGCTACTCAAGCAGATTATTTCTTTAATAACCTAAGCAGTAAATTAATATCTCGAAAGGATATATCATGCCTCAAGTAAATAAAGATGTGCCTGTAGTATTGTTCGCCCCTTTGAACGCTGACGAAAGCCAGCACATTGTAAGCTGGAGCGGTATGGCTGACAATGAGCGGGATAGTAAAAACAAGTTGGTTGATGTATTTGTAGCCAATAAGCGTTTACCCTCTCACTTCATCGGGTTTGCTAAAGATGAAAGCGATGCTGGTGCTATCAAGTTGCGTGATAGTATTGTGCTCAATATCATCAAGGGCTGGAAAAACAACGGCGATGCGCTTAAATTGTTTAAAGCTGATACGGCTAGTTTAGATGTTAAACAGCAAGCTGATCAGGCTTTTTATAAGGATAAGTATCAAACCGATTATTACAATTTCCGTAAAGCTTTCAATACCCGCTTTGAAAAATCACAAGCTGGTGCGACTGCTGGAAAAAGTAAGCCAGCAAAGGATGACGTTCAGGCTTTGCGCTTAATCAATCAGGCAATTAAAAAGCTGACTGAAATCAAAGCGGGTTATGCTGGAATTGCTGATGATATTAAAGCTCTTAAAGCTCTAAATATCAAAACCAAAGTAATCGATCCAAACCCACCAAAGTAATCTGTAAGATTACACTCAACAAACCACCCTTCGGGGTGGTTTTTTTTCGCTCTGATTTTGTGCGTCGCACAATAACTTAGCCTGTAACTTTACAGGGAATGATGCCAGTGACTTTGAGCAGCATGTAGCATAGGGTTGAGTTGTGCAGAGTTCTTATTGGTTGTATGTGTTGGGTTGTTATGTGGAGTTCTGTAAAATCGGCTTGATAAGATTTGATAGGCTGTGTCCTGTAAAGTTACAGCGAACGATGCCAGTGACTTTAATTGGCGTGTAGCACAGGGTTGGGGTTGATTTTGTAAAACATAGGGTATTCCCTACCTAATGTTCGGTTTTGACTTGCAATGTTCTTGGTAAAGTTCTTTTGTAAGTCCTTGATTATTAAGTAATGTTCGTAAAGTTCGTAAAGTTCGGTCGTTTTTTTGAATGAGTCCAGCAACGACTGATAAAAAACTAAAACTTACTTTTACCCCCCAAAATTGTTTTTGGCACCATTGCCTAAAAAGGGCAGAACTTTACGAACATTCCGAACTTATCAATATATTCATATACTTATAACTACTCCAAATAAGAACTAATAAGAACTTTTATTCTTTAATACAATATGATACTCTTAGATACCAAAACCTTGACTTTGTCAAGCTGATAGCGTATAATATAAGAAGTTAGTAGAAGTTAGTAGAAGTTATTTTTAGATGTAATGTAATAGTATTAGGTAATATGTAGTAGACTTTATCAACAACCGCAACATTCACAACATTCACAACATTCACAACATTCGCTGTAACCTTACAGGAGATTTATATGTCACAAGTAAAGAAGTACATCCCACGTTGTATGCAATGTGGCGAGGTCTATGACCTAAACCGTCTGCACCTAGGCTATACCTTCTGCCTACCATGCGGTGACGAAATCGCTAAAGAACGCAAGTTCACCATCGCACCCCTCAACAAGTCTAACTATGTCTGCATTACCGACTTGACTATGTTAAAGCAACTTAACCCTAAGAGGACAACATGACTAAAAAGTACGAACCACGTAGCAGGACAACCCTGATTGAGGAGCGCAACCGCAATTCCTTGACCCAACTGCTAACCAGTAAGACACTAACCATTGAGGAGAAGCAAGTCCTTGTCAAAGAACGCAACGAGTACCTGTTTATCTTTGGCGATAACCTTACACCGCAAAATGGTAAGTCGTACCACGATTTTATTAACCACCTATATCTAGGAGATTGACATGGTAAAAGTAACTAAACCCGTAGCTAAAGCAAAACCCGTAGCTAAAGCAACCCAGTTGCCACGATCAACACGTGTTAACTACCAAGCAGATGATGCCTTGGCACAATGGCACAGGGAGAAAACTAAGAGCAGTATGTCTGAGGCATTTCGTGATGCCGATTACGCCACACCTATTTGGCGTTGTGAAAACGATTGGGATAGAACCAAGGAACAACTTGGGTGGGTAGTTATGTGGGTCTGCACTTTGGGTCTGCTCTATCTTATGGGTACGGCGTTTGCCAAGGTGATGCCATGAGAACAGGCGACGTGAAACGTATCGGGCGAAGAACCTACTGCATAGTCTGTTGGACTGACTACGATGTAACCCTGCAATCTATGGATGAGGAACGCATCATTATCGTGATGCCACGAACTCGCCTTGGTGGTCTAAAAACTGGACAGTAGTATCATATTGTCGTATAATATAGTATATAGTGGTAGAGTATAGCAAGATGTATCAAACTAATCGTAGCAACTAACGCAGTAACCCTACAGGAGAATCATCATGAATCAAAACGTAGCCAACTTCACCGCACCTGCAGTATCCGTACCCACCATCAGTTCATCGGCAATGCTTGTCGAATTAAACATTAGCTTATGGACAGGGCGCAAGTTCGACAAGGTAGTAAGTCAAGAGATTGACACCGCTAAACACACTACCACAAGAGCAGGTAACTATCACAAGAACCTGATCGCTGATGAACCCATCTTCCAAGCCATTGGCAAGTTCGCAGGGAATTCACGGTCATTTCACTACCATGCAACGATGCCTTGGTCTGATAGTGGTATGCGACTGTTAACCACCAAGATGTATTTTGATTATCACAAGGCAATCAGTCAGATGGAGATGGACTTTGACCAACTCGTAACGGTAGCCCTGAATGACTATCCCAATATGATACTGAGGGCGCAACACAAACTAGGCACGATGTTCAACGTACACGACTACCCCGATGTCGATGACCTACGCAATAAGTATCGATTCTCGGTTAAGTTCAGCCCTGTGCCTGATGTCGGCGATTGGCGAGTGGACATTGGCAATGACGCACAGCAAGTTCTTATGGAGTCATATGCTTCTGCGTATACAGCTAACCTTGAACTAGCGTACCAAGACGTATGGACTAGGACTCATGAGGCACTAACGAACATGTCATCTAAGTTATCAGGTAACTCTAAGCAAATCTTTAGGGACTCCCTAGTATCTAACGTCAAGGACATGGTCGACTTATTGGATAAGTTCAACGTGACTGATGACCCGAAAATGAAGCAAGCCAAGGCAAAGATTGAATCCGCATTGGTAGGTATTACCCCTGACGCATTACGTGAGGATGACGACTTACGTTTAGACACTAAGAACAAGGTCGACGATTTACTAAAAGAGTTTTCGTGGTAACCGTATTAACCAAGCATCACCCAAGCATCACCCAAGCATCACCCAAGCATCACCCAAGCATCACTTAAGCATCACCCAAGCATCACCCATTAACAACTAACGCAGTAACTTTACAGACAACAACAGGAGAATCCAAATGTCTAAAATAGCAATGACCGCAGAGCGCATGTATGAACAATCCATCGACGAAGTAGTACAGTCGATTCTAGCAAATCCCGAAGGTACTACCCTAGTGATGGGTCACATGGGTTCGGGTAAGTCAAGCATCTTAAAAATCCTTGCAAGCAAGCTACCTACCCATGCTCCCTGCTATTTCGATGGCACAACTAAAGACCTCGGTGACTTATACATACCGAAAATCCTATCACACGATGACGATGCACAGTTCGTACGGTTCGTGCCGAATGAGGAGTTTGGTTTGCATCTAGGTAAGCCCGTCATCTTGATGTTCGATGAGTATGGCAAGATGAATCCCGCAGTTAAGAACGCAACTATGGAAACGCTACTCAACCATAAGGTAGGTAATAAGAAGTTACCCGAAGGTTCAATCGTGTTTGCAACTACTAACCTAGGTGGCGAGGGTGTAGGCGATCTGCTCATGCCCCATCATCGTAACCGTATCACCGTAGTGCGTATGAAGAAGCCAACTGCAACCGAGTGGATAGAGAACTATGCGTTTAACAATGGTATCCATCCGTCTATGATTATGTGGGTCAAGGAAGAAGGTGAACAACTGTTCGCATCTTATGAGGACATCGAGAACCCTGATGACCAAGTAGGTGGTAACCCTTACATCTATCATCCCAAGGCACAACGACCTGCGTTTGTAACCCCACGTTCATTAGAACTCGCATCACGTTGGCTATGGGCTAAAGATAAGATTAGTGGTAACTCGTTACAGTCTAACCTGATCGGTACTATCGGCGCACGGGGTGGGTCTGATCTGCGTAGCTACATAGAGCTTGTTGACCAACTACCTAAACAGGAAGATATTAAGACAAACCCTGCTACTGCAAAGATACCAGAATCCGCATCCGCAACAATGATGGTGGTATATCGTGCGTTGGCAACTATGTCTAAGGAGTTCATCGACCCGTTCATGGTATATCTCAATCGTTTAGATGCCGAGGCACAAGGGTTCTTTGCAATGCAGGTACGCAATCCCAAGTATCAGAAGCAAGGTATTGTCATGACCAATAAGAAGTTCACCGATTGGTGCGTGGCTAACAACTATGTATTTACCGCCGACAAGGTCTAAGGGGGGTATATGTGTAGATTAGAAAAAATCTGTATGGGTGCAGTAGTAACTTGCTTATGCTTGTTCTTACTGACTGTACCTTTTATATTTGTTTACTCAGCATTTAAGGAGCAATTATGTCTTTATCAATAGGCAAACAACTAACCGCCGAGCAGAGATTACGCAAGGCAACCACCGACATCATCGGGCATAACGACTTCATTGCACTAACAGGTGTATTGATGATTGGTAAGAAGATGGTAGATGACAAGGTACAGACTGCATGCACCAATGGTCGTGACGAAGCATACGGTAGAGCATTTGTAGATGAGCTAACTGATGCCGAGTTTAGATTCGTGGTACTGCATGAGTGTTATCACAAGATGTATAAACACTTGACCACGTGGAAGAACTTGCACGACATAGATGCTCAACGTGCGAACATGGCATGCGACTACGTCATTAACTTAAAACTTGCCGAAACCGAAGCAGGTAAGACGGGTTGGATACGGTTACCTGATGGTGGGTTAATAGATAAGCAGTATGCAGGGATGGACTCTAAGCAGGTGTTCGATCTGTTACCCCCACAAGGTAAGGACAAGGGTGGCAGTAACTATACACCGTTTGATGACCACGATTGGGATGGCGCACAGGAGATGGGTGAAGCTGAACAAGGTGAACTAGCCAAGCAGTTAGACCAAGCTATACGTCAGGGTGCGATCTTAGCAGGTAAGGTAGGGTCGGGTGGTAATCGTGATGTGGGTGAACTGTTACAGACCAAGCAGGATTGGCGTGAAGTCCTCAGAGATTTTGTGACAACAACTTGTGCAGGGAAGGACTACTCTACATGGAAGCGCCCTAACCGTAGGTATGTGGGCATGGACATCCTGATGCCATCATCTATCAGCGAATCAGTCGGTGAGATCGTGGTAGGTATTGATACGTCAGGGTCTATTGGTAATGATGAACTTAACGCATTCCTAGCCGAGATCGTAGGTATCTGTGACCAAGTCAAGCCGAGCAAGGTTCGTGTACTGTATTGGGACACCGAAGTATGTAGTGAGGAAGTGTACTTAGATCATGAGTATGCCAACTTACCTACATCTACTAAGCCCAAGGGTGGGGGTGGTACTGACCCACGTTGCGTACCTTTGTATATGAACACACACGGTATCAAGCCCGAAGCAGTAGTCATGCTAACCGATGGGTACGTAGGTTCATGGGGTACGTGGTCTGTGCCTGTGTTGTGGTGCATCTTGAATAACCGTTCGGTTAACCCAAGCGTGGGTAAAGCCGTACATATCTAGGGGGTCATATGGAAATATCTTTTGCTGAAGCGTTCTTACTCGCATGGTCACTGGTGTCTTCTGTCTATGCGTTGTTGCTACATGAACGCCTTAACAGGTTTGTCATGGTAGGAAGTGCTGCACTTGAAGCGTGTAAATTTGTAATAGATGACATTGCTGACGGTAAGGTTACAGTCAAGCGTGTTGGTGACAAGATTGAAGTAGTTAATTTAATAACAGGAGAATAAAAATGACATGTAGATTAAGTAGTTTTAACGATGTAGCAAAGGCATACGCTGACATCAAGCCGATCAAAGGTGCAAGGGTAAAAGAAGATTTGCGCCCGTTAGAACAACGTCGGTATTGGTGGAATCGTATTGTCAAAATAAATGACAACAAGTATTTGCTTTGTGACGGTCATTGGGCATGGCAAAACATGGTTGATGAAGAAAGAGAGCAAACCTGCCCAATCATGTGGGAACGCAAGGATGATGGTGACTTTATTACTATCCGCAACCATATGAATGACGGTATCTCGGTGTCACGGTATACGTTCTTACAACGTCACTTACCAATGGGTATGTACTTTCATTACGACAACGGTAAACACTTTGTTAACTATGTAGACAAAGACCACTACTTACCCAAGTTCAAGGGTGATATGGATTGGTCTAACCATATATTTAAGATGGTGCAGGACAACAAGATAGTGTTTAAGCACGTCGATAATGGTGTAGTCGGGCAGGGTTATATACGGGTCAACGACCTGCAACCCTATAAGACTCGGCGCATTGACAAGGAATTGGATGCACAGTATTACCCCAAAATCCAAGACCTTTATGCGTGGATGCAAGACATACTACCTGTACTAGGAGAAACCCTTATATCTAATAGAAGTGAATATGCAAACAAGTTATTAGATACAGGGTACGGTGGCTATTACTATTGGCAGAGGTACGCTAACCCATTAGAGATCAGACAGATTCTTGACGACCCTGAACATGAGAAGCGTATGGCATTGGCGGTGGTACTAGCAAATGAAGCAGAAGCCTATTTCCAAGATAGGTTTGTAGTAAAAGCAGACACCTTTAAGCGTATGCACAAAGTAATACGTAAGGTGGCTAACTTTGTAATGATAGAGCAACGATAGATGTATCACCAATTTCATCACTTTCAACAGGAGAATAACATGGCAAAACTAATAAACATTAAGCAATGGAAAGCCGATTCTAGAGTACAGGAAACCATTAAGACAATGGTGGACAGGGCTAACGAGTACAAGTGGGAACACTTTGTCGATGGGATACCCGTAGAGCAAGAACTTAAGACGTTCATGCTTGAACTCAAGACGGTTATGCCTAACGTATGGTTTATCCCCGTCGATCATATCCTCAAGTCAAAAGAACTAAAGGATGCCGATGGTAACTACCAAACTACCAATAGTTATAGGATAGTTAAAGAGGTAGGTGTATGCCTTGATGACTTCCCCTTTGATCTAGGGCGCATTAACTTTGCCGATAATAGCGTGAACAATAAGGGCGACAACACCTATGGGGTATATAGTCGTAAGATAACTAATGCTAAATATGCACAGCACCGTGACCAACACCATATGATTATGGGTAGAGATGTTAAGAAGGCGGTCAAGAACGCACAGAAATATCTTATGCCGTACTCAGCTAAAGAGTTAGCTCAGGCGTTCTATTCCCCAATCAGGGAGAACGTAAACGAAGATTTTAGCAAGGTACAAGATAAGGCGCAGTCTTTGGCAGGGATAGTACGTGCGAACTACAGGGCTATCTTAGAGGAGGTACGCACCCTAAAACGTGCAGGGGTTACGTTTAAGACCGAGGAGTTTAGAAAGATAGCGGATGACGTAGAAGAAGTCTATGGTGAGTTCGAGGCTGAAAGCAGTAGGAAGGTGGGCGCACTCTTTGTACGGTTCTACAAGGTAGGTGCAGATTCGTATGTAACCTTACAGGAAGCTATTGATATTAAAGCTAGTTGGAGTACGGCTACTATTAATGGCTCACCTATGGGGTATAGGGCATCGGAGTTACCACAAGATATTGTAGGGTCTGTGTCTGTGCTAAGTATATTAAACGATGGACAGTACGTAGCCAACGTCGGCATGCGTGTTGATGAGAATCACTTTTGGATTTGGAGAGGTTAATATGAGAGGATATATGAGTCCCGAAGCTAAGAAGGAACGGGAGATGTACATCAGTATATTCTGTGATCTAGGTCGTTGCCGATTCAAGGATGATAATGGTCAAAAGCTAATCTCTGCCCCTGAAGAAGAACTCCTAAGATACTTGGAGATGATGAAAGCAACCCCCGTCTATCGAATCAAGATTCATGAGGATAGTAGCGTAGAAACAACATGTTACGAAATGATGGATGCTTTTAAACCCGAACTAGATAGGTCTTATAATAATGTTGACGAGTTGCCTAAGTGGGTGCAAGATAAACTTGCAGTGCTTATGCTATTTGATCATAATGTCACAAACGAAGAAGTTAAAGATGTCGGTAGACGTATTACCGAAAACATTTATTGGGTGTTTAAAAGAGAAAACGATGGCGGCGACCCCCGAATCGAAAGTTAAAAAAGCGGTACGCCAAGTCCTAGATGGGCTTGGCGCTTACTATGTGATGCCAGTCACCAGCGGTTATGGTAACCAAGGTGCGCCTGACTTTTTGATTTGCATAAAGGGAAGGTTCTATGGCATAGAATGTAAAGCTGGAAAGAATAAACCTACTGCGTTACAAGAACTCAATCTTAAAAAGATTATAGAGTCAGGCGGGGTAGCTTTAGTAGTAAGGGAAGACGACATAAAGTATCTGCCCTCTTTATTAACAACAGGAGAATTAAATGAAAAAGAAAGCGGTAGTAGAACTTAGCAGTAACCATACACAAGAAGTTCAGATACAAGAACTTCAAGCCGAAATCGTTAAATACCATCAATGGTGTAATGAGTGGCGAAGGCTCAACGACGGGCTAGAAGAAGAACTCCAACGCACACAGTTTATGTTGATGGACACCCAAGCGGTGATTAGCTACCTAGAAGGAAAGCTATTTAACCAATGAAGAAGTTATGTGTAGTCAACTTTTGGGAGGGTGCATTTGATGGGGATTTCTTTGACTTCTTTTTTAATGCTTGTTTTGATGACGTTACTTATATTAGTGATCCTCATAGTGCCGATCTTATTATTACTTCTGTGTTTGGAAATGTTCAGACTCCTCCCGAAAAGACATTGGCTTTCATTGGAGAAAATGTTAGACCAAGTTTTTTAGGTTACTCTCATTCTTTGTCTTTTGATTGGGATAATTACGGTGGTCGTAACCATCGCCTTCCACTATGGTATTCGAGGTTAGCGTGGGATGGCTTTGAACAAAAACCTAGGCGGGATAACCACCACAATCATGGCTATGAACAACTCATTCCCATTAAACCGTTAACACAACGTCGTAAGTTAGACATAGCAAGCAAAGATAAGTTCTGCGTTTTAATTGCCAACAACCCCGAAGGCTTACGGGTTAACTTGTACAACTCTTTGTCTAAGTACAAACAAGTAGATGGCTATGGAAATATGTTTGGTAACCCCTTACGAAAATCTAAGTTCGCTATCCTACCTGAATATAAATTCTGCTTATGTCCTGAAAACTCTATCTATGATGGGTACATTACTGAGAAGCTAATTGATGCGTATGCAGGGCTAACCGTGCCTATATATAGCGGCGATGCGTCTGTGGCTGAAGACTTTAATTACATGGCTTTCTTAAACTACCAAGAGTTTAAAGATATGAGTAGATTTGTAGAGTACGTTAGAGGGTGGAATATCAATCAAGAGATGTATAAACATACGTATGAGCAACCCCTGCTACTCAAAGAACCAAGCCTTAATGGGGCAATTGAATTTGTACGGAGCATAGTCAAATGAGTTTTGGTCAGTTAAAAAAAGAGTATGCGATGAGTCAGAAAGATGTTGCCAAAGAACTGCATTTAGATATAAAAACTGTGCGAACTGTTGAAAGATCAGGCATAGAAAAGATTAAAAAAGCATTAGCCGAACGAGGTGTTTCGTTAAAAGATTTGATAGAGGTATATAAATGAAGGAAGAAATACAAAAACTGATTGATTCCCTACGACCAGTCAAAACTAAGTTTGATCTTATTCGAGTCGGCGGCGACAACGATGGTGGCTATTTACTACCTAACGACTTATTAGGTATCACCGCATGCTTTTCACCAGGTGTAGACGTTACGGCATCATTTGAAATAAATCTTTGTAAGCGTGGGATTGGCTCTCACCTTGCTGATGCTTCAGTTGATAGTGTGCCTAAAGGATTTACCCCCCGTTCGTTTACCAAGAAGTATTTAGGTGGGTATAACGATGATACCCATATGACCCTAGCCGCATGGATGTATGAGCAACGGGCTTTCATGGGGGATTTTATATTACAGATGGATATAGAAGGTGGCGAATACACAACTCTATTATGTACACCGCCTGACGTATTGCGTAAGTTTAGGATTATTGCAGTAGAAATACACAATGTGCAGACATGGTTTACCCCGTTAGCTTGGCCTGTAGTTAAAACATTCTTTGAAAAGCTATTAGAAGATTTCCGTGTAGTACACAACCATCCTAATAACAACTGCCCATTTATAGAAGCAGATGGAATTTTGATGCCGACAGTATTTGAATTAACTTTGTTGCGCAAGGATAGAACGATTGCGTTGGGTTATTGTGATCAGTTCCCGCACTCATTAGATATGCCTAATGTATTAGATAAACCTGATCGCCCATTGCCTGAAGGATGGTACAAATGAACAATGAACGCAGTCTTGCCAAAGAAATAACAGAAGGATTTGAAGCACTTAAATCTATGAGAAACAATGAACCAGTAGCGTGGACTGCGTGTTTAGATTGTGGCAAAAGAGTTACAGGCGATTCTATTCATACTTGCTCACCACAGTTAAAGACACTAACAGATGAGGAAATAGATGCTGTTTGGTTTAGTTACAAAGGCGATATTAAAGATTTTGCTAGAGCAATACTAAGAAAGGCACAAGAGAAATGAGAGAGAAGTACGGAATAGTACATAGCGATAGCCCTGTCATGGAGTTAACAACCATGATTGGATGCCCGTTGATGTGTACTTTTTGCCCCCAAGATAATTTACGTACGCAATATGGTACGTCTGAGAAGTATATGAGTCAAGTTGATCTGACAAAGATGCTAGTCAAGTTACCAAAAAACACCCGTATTGATTTCTCAGGTATGTCAGAGCCTTGGGCTAACCCCGAATGTACTTCTATGTTAGAAGAAGTTTTATACATGGGGTTTAACGTAGCCATCTACTCAACCCTTTATGGTATGACTGACCCTGAACGGGTACGCAAAGTATTAGAAGAACACCCTAACCAAGTAGAAGTAATTATGCTACACCTGCCTGATGCCAATGGAAACATGAAGGGCTGGAAGAACAGTGAAGAGTGGCAAAGAGCCGCCGCTATCATCTCTCATACTAACGTACCATGTCGTGTCGGTGCGATGACTATGGATAGGAACGGTATAGTTCATCCCGAACTGCAATCTATGGTGGGTCAATTAGCTGGATGGGTAGGGCATACTAGGGCAGATAGCCTTAACTTGGAACAGATTGCTGGTCAAGCAATTAGCATAACACCCCATAATAAGTTCTCATTAACTTGTAGGTCAACACCATTCTATGATCGGAATGTTCTTCTTCCTGATGGTTCTGTGGTTCTATGTTGCATGGACTACGACCTTAAACACATTATTGGAAACCTTTTAGAGCAGACCTACGATGAGGTAATGCAGGGTAAACCCTTGCAGGACTTGGTTGCCATAAACGAGGTTTCTGAATTTAATAAATGTAGTATTTGTAAATCTTGTGAAAACGTGAGGAAGATATGAGAAGAAAAGAGCCTACTGATAAAGAAATAGAAGATTTACCTGATGGATATATTGAAGCGCTGGAAAGGGCAATGACTTTTACAGCGGAAATAAAACTTAAATTAAGAGATGACTTTGCCATAAGAATTATGGCTGGCATGTGTGCTGGTGATTGGAAGTTAGACCTGTCTGATGGTAAGACGTGGGAAAAAGCGGCTTCTAAACGTGCTTATGAGATAGCGGATGCAATGATTAAAGAGAGGGAGATTAGTAATGTTTAAAAATATTGCAATAGTCGTACTTCTTATTGTTATAGGTATTTATTTTTGGGGGGATAGCCCTGCCCAAGAGTGTCCTGTGGAAAAGAAAACCCCACGATGGGAAGACAATTGCATCATTCAAAAGAGTGGTGATAGGGAGATAAAGACATGCGGATAATGGTAATTACCCCTACTACTGGGAAAGATACGCTATTGAAGGCAATAGAAAGTGTGCGGAACCAAACTATCAAGACTGAGCATTTAGTTGTGGTAGACGGAAATGGGGATATATACACCCGCTTTGCCAATATGCTTTTAAATAAAATCAGCCCCAACTACGATAACCCGTTACAGTTTATTCCTTTACCCGAAAACGTAGGTGGTAATGGGTGGTACGGACACCGAGTCTATGCGGCTATGCCACTAATGGTAAACGCTGATTACATTCTTTTTTTGGATGAGGACAATTGGTTCGAGCCTAATCATGTGGAAACCATGATTAACAAAATAAAAAGTAAAGACTTAATGTGGGCTTACAGTTTAAGGAAGATATACGATGAACGAGGACAATATGTTTGCGATGATGATTGCGAGGCACTCGGTAGATACCCGACGTTTTATGATCATACTGTCAACTTTGTTGATACTAACTGCTATTGCTTTAAGCGTGAGTATTTGGTCAGTATTGCTCATTCTTTCTACGGGCAGTGGGGTGCTGACAGACCGTTCTATAAATCTGCCTCAACAAATTTGCCTGCCTTCGGATGCACAGGAGAGGCTACGGTTAATTACCGAGCGCCCGAAAGATTACTTAGCATGTTTAGAGAGGGCAATGAAGTCATGAAAAAAGCCTATGGGGAACCTTTACCTTGGAGAAAAAAATGATCGAAACGTTAGTCAAACCACAACCACTAGATAATGACGTTGCAGTAGTAAAAATATTACAACTGATGGGGCAGTTAACCCCGAACGATATTGCCTATGTGTTAAGGGTATCAGCGCAAGTTTATATGGCTGTTAGAGAGGATAAAAATAATGGAAATTAAATTACGCATTATTAAAGAAAACAAAGACGGGTCTGCCAACGCAGAAATCGACTTTGATAAAGAAGGTTTAGAGTTCTTAGTACAAGAAGGCATACTGCATATACTAGAAGCCTACATTAAACAGAACGAGAACGCCAAAAAAGGGGCTAAGCTACGTAAGAAGTTAGCTAAAAAAGAAGAATTTGATATAGACGGGAGATGCTAAATGAATGGATTATGGGAATTAGCAAACAAGGTTAGTGAGATTGGTTGCAGGATATACGGCATTAAGTGCGTTGCTGAGATGCAAGGCGAGGCTGATTCAGACAACATGAATAGCGGGGTATCTTGGACTATTGCAGAAATGTGCGACATTTATAGCGACAAATTAGAAGAATTATCATCAGCAATTATGTCTGTTAGTCACGAACAAGAAGAACGTATCCGAGAATTAGAAGCGCTTGTAGCCAAACACGAACTGAAAAAAGGGAGAAAGAAATGAGTTTTAAAAAAGATAAACAACCCATGATGCC